CTATTCCGTCACCTCGTTAAGCAACTGCAGGATTACCGTGGTCACTTGGTGGAGCTCGGCGTCGATCTCCTCGAGTGGCCGTGGCGGCTGGTAGCGGTAGAAAAAACGGGTGAAGGGAATCTCGTAGCCGATCTTCGTCTTCTTCTCGTCAACCCATGCGTCAGGCACATAGGGCTTCACCTCAGCATCGAAATACGCCTGGATGGTTTGCTGTCGCCCGCCGTCACCCTGGGCGTTGCCGCCGTAGGTGAAAGGTACGCGTTCGGTGTCACGCAGCGCTGTGTCTGGTTGCTTCTTGCCTCGAGCGGTCGTGATGACTTCGCCGTGTTCGTCGCGCTGGGGGCGCTCCACCGTGACGAGCCAGTAGGCGAACTCCTCGATGGGGACGATCCTGCAGTGTTCAGTGTCAACGTAGTCGTCGTAAAGCTTAACGATCGTGGCGCGATTGGCCTCGCTAATTCCACGCCCCTTGTCGCCGAGCTTCTTGCGCATCTTCTGGTAGAACTCGGTGCCGTCAATCAGTTGCACCTTGCCCTGACGCTCTTCGGGCTTGTTGTTATCGACGATCCAGATATACGTGGCGATGCCGGTGTTATAAAACATGTCGTTAGGCAATGCCACAATGGCGTCCACCAGGTCATGTTCGAGCAGCCATTTGCGGATGTTGGACGGCCCTGACTCCGCAGCGCCATTGAACAGCGGCGAGCCGTTCATGACGATGCCGCCCCGGCCACCGCCCTTGACTTTGGGGCGGAGTTTGCTCACCACGTGTTGGAGGAAGAGCATCTGCCCGTCGCTGACGGCGGGAACATTCTGTTTGGGTTTATCGCCGCCAGCGTAAAAGCGAGAAGAGCTACCAAGCTCTTTCAGGTCCTTCATGACGGCCGATTGGCTGGCTTTCCAGTCATCGCCGTACGGTGGGTTCGACATGCAATAGTCGAAGGTCTGTCCAGCGAATTTATCGTCGGCGAGTGTGTCGCCGAGCTGGATGTTGCTGGAGTCATAGCCTTTAATCAACAGGTCGGACTTGCACACCGCATAGGAGTGATCATTCCATTCTTGTCCGTAAAGCCGAAGCTGGGCTTGTGGGTTCAGACCTGGACTGTCACTGCTGCCGATCAGGTGCTCTTCTGCGATGGAAAGCATCCCCCCTGTGCCGACAGTGGGATCATAAATCGACCGAATGGCGCCCGGGGTGCTCAGCGCTTCATCGTCACCAGCAAAGACAAGATCCACGAGGAGTCGGATAGCGTCGCGCGGGGTGAAGTGCTCACCCGGCGCCTCGTTAGAAGACTCATTGAACGTGCGGATGAGGTACTCGTAGAGATCTCCCATCTGGGCGTTCGTTACTGTCTTGGGGTGCAGATCGATGTTGGAAAAGCGCTCTACCACGATGTAAAGGATGTTCTTCTCGGCCATGGTGGCAATCTCGTCGGCGAGCTTGAAGCGTTCGAAAACGTCCATGTTGTCCGAGAAGCCGTTGACGTACTGCTTCAGGTTCGCCTCGAGTCCCTTTGGATCACCCAGCAGTGACCGCAGAGTCCATGGACTGGTGTTGTAGAACGGCAGTCCAGTAGCCCGCTGTACCTGCGCGGCCAGCAGTTCGGGGTTGTTGCTGAAGCGCTCCACCAGCGGTTCGATCGTGGCCTGGTGGTCTGCCAGGACGCAGTCGAGACGGCGCAGGATCGTCATGGGCAAGATGACGTTGCCGTACTGGCTGGCCTTATACGGCCCTCGCAGAACGTCGGCTGTACCCCAGATGAATGACCCCAGTTGACTCATGCGTCTTCTTCTTTCTTTTCATTTGCAGGTATGACTTCGACTATGTCGCCGACCTGGCAGTTGAGGACCTGGCAGATCCGCAGGAGCACGTCGGTGGTGACGTTGTCTCCGTTGTTGAGGCGAGCCATCGTGGTGGACGACAGTTTGGCTTCCTCGCGCAGGTCTTGCTTGAGCTTTTCCTTGTCCACCAGCAGCTTCCACAGAGGCTTGTAGGAGGCTTTGACTTGGAGGTCGAACTCTATTCGTTTACTCACTGCCGTTAGCCTTCCTCTTCTTCTTTTTACTCCACGACCGGCCAAACAGCTCTCGTCCGGGTTCGAGATCGATGAATGCTGACTTAGTCAAGATCTGTTGGGTTTCCTCCGAGTAGCGGCTGATTTTGTCGATCGCGAGGAAGACCTGCTTCTTCTGGCGCGCATAGACCTGTGCGATGCCGTCGAAGGCTTGGTCTTCGATGGGCTGGACGAGCATCGAGTCGTGTGCGACTGCTGGCAGAAGCGTTGTTTCCAGCAATGCCAGATCGAAGGAGATCAGGCCGCGTTGGGTAGAGCCGGTTCCTGAGTCGTTCTCGATCTCGTAGGAGTATTTGTCGATCGCCGGAATCCGGATGCTCGGTGGGGTTCGTTCCTCGCGGGTGATTTCCCCGTCGATGCGTTGCATCGTCTCGTTGAGTTTCCCTTCGATATTCTCCAGGATCGTTGCGGATGCTTCGTCGAGTGCTTCGGAGGCTTGCTTTTTAGCTTCTGTGAGTCGCTGCTCGTCGTGGAAAGCCTTGTTGGCGTTGCGCAGTGATCGGATCTGGCGATCGAGTTCACTGTAGGCACGGATGTCGGCCTGGGTTGCTGTGGGCGCGACCGATAACTCTTCGAGCCTAATGTTGAGTTGTTCGAGCCGGTGCCGGATGCGTTCACGCTCGTCTTCGAGCTCTTTGCTTTCGGCTTTGAACTCAGCTTCTAGGATCTGCCGGATGCTGCGGTGGAAGTGTTCGATGTTCTCGATGTGTTCGATATTTGCCTGCGGGAAGAACTCACGTAAGGACTCGAACTTCCTGGTCAGGCTGACATCAGATGAGATGCCCTTTGCCCGACGCATGGCGTTGATTTGTCTACCAAGCTGGTTAAAACGACGCAGCAAGGGCTCGCGTTCTGCCTGCACCTCGTTGATAGCTGCTTGCTGGGCTGAGGTGTAGTCCTTAGCAGTCAGTCCTGCGCGGGTCCCTGCTTGGTCCCGTTCGGTCTGGAGGTCTTCGATTCGCTGAGTGTTGTTGTTGACCTCGGTGATATTCCTTGCTCGGGGGAAGTCGTAGTAGCGCCCGGCGGCATTGAACAGGTCAAGCTCTCGAACCGCCTCGTCCTTGGCCGCCATGAAACCTTGCAGCTTGGTGTACTGATCGAACAGCATCAGTAGACGCTTGACGCCGTCAGCCTGGGTGTCTCGCGGGTACGCAAGAAGTGGGTGGTCGACATCGGAGTTCTTCCGTTGCCAGATGCGGAAGAAGTTGCTGACTGCTTGACGGAGCGTGATGCCAGCATCTTGAAGTCCATATTGAGTGCCGACAAAGCCCTTGAAGTCCTCGAGTGTCATGGTGCGCTGCGGGCGATAGTTCTTATCGCACAGGGTGATCGAGGTCGGCGTGTCGGTGGCGCGGCGGAAGTAGTGGGTCTCTCCGCCGAGGAGGAACGCGAATCGGATCTCGTGATGGCCGATGTTCTTGATGACGTCTTTGGCTTTGTCGACGTAGTCGCTGCCACCGAAGCAGAAGTCGATGGCCAGCAGCGTGGTGGATTTGCCGATGGAGTTCTCGGTGTTTTCAGTACCGAGAACCGTGTTGAGTCCTTCTTTTAAGCGCAGGGGGCCGGGGCGTTGTTCGTCGTGATAGAACGCGTCACTGTCAAACTCGACCAACATAGTGGAGCACCTCCTCCGGGTAGAGCAGCTCGATCTGGCCGAGTGCGAATAAGCAGTCCAACGTGTCGACGAACTCGTCCACGTCGGCAAACTTTGATTTGACCTTCTTGTATAAGGCAGCGGGACTGAGATCCTGATCGGACAGATGTTTCAGGATCGGCGGAAATTGGCTCAGCGTAGACTGCGAGTAGGGGGTAACCTTGCTAGGCAATCGCATCGAACACCTCACAGTTTTGAACGAAGAAGCACGTCACGATGACCGACGCGTTGAGGTTCGTCGAGTCCGAGTTGGTGTGGATCCAATCAGCCACGTGATCGAAGATCGCCTGCTGGTCATCAGTGTGCTGGGACGCCTGGTCGTAAAAGTCGGCGACTTGCCCGGCTATCGCGTCGAATCGGCTGCGACCTCTGACGCCTTCGAGTGCGCGGAACTCGTGCTCGATGATGCGGTACCACTGCAGGACGTGGATCCTGATCCGCCCAGCAAGCTCGTAGAACTCCGTGCGAATCTTGTCGGTCACCCGAACCGCATCCATGGTCAGATCTGGAACGTTGCCTGACATGATGCGTTCTCCCAGCGTCTCGATGACGTCAGAGATCGCAGGTCCGAGCTGCGCATCAAGGGCCAGGTCTTGGAGGGCAGTCGCTTCGATCCGGCGTTTGCGGACCTCGCGAAGCGTGGTGAGTGTGTCAGGGTCGACGAGCAGAGCCCCAGTGCTGGCGGCGAGTTTGGCGCACTTGACACACACTGCTTCCCGGTCGGTTTCAGAGCTGTTGTCGTCAATGGTGAAGGAGACAATCTCGAAGAATGGTCGCCGTTCGCCCTTGACGGTCTTCACCAGTCGCTCTTTGCGACAGACCGGGCACACGTCTTTATTGCGCGCTGCAAGCGCAACATCCGCAGCGGTCAACGAGTCGTTACCGGCTCGCTTCTTGTTGGGCCTTGAGATAGCCGAGATGAACGTATCCGCGTAAAACGCCACTTCATCGTTGGTTGCGGTGTACAGCAGGTCTTCGGCAGCGTCGGCACTGATCTCGGGATCGTCTTTGATCAGTTCGATCAGCTCGGTTTTGAAGTCAGTCTCACGCATCGGAGCAATATTTTGGGCGATCTTGCCGAACGCGTCTCGTCCAGCCTTGCGTAGCCCGGGTTGGTTCAGAACGGACCCGAATCCAGTGTGCAGCTCGATTTTCTGGCCGAGTAGGCCGTTCACTGTTTTCGGGCTGCGCCACACATCCCAGCCGTCCTTGTCTGCAACGGGGGCGAAGTCCTGGATCCAGCGCAGGAGGACCTCCACGATGTAGCCATCGGTTGAGGTCATCTTCGGCCGGGCCGTCGACGGTTTCTTGACACCTTGTCGGGCCGGTGTGGAGTACACCGCTGCTGGCTGGATGAGCACCTTTTGCAGGGCTCGCGCGAAGGTCGCGAAGCACAACTGGCTCATCACAACCTCCTCGGAAAAACAGCACCAAAACAGCACCAAAACCGGGGCAACGACATTTTCTCGCCCGATTTCTAGTCTCAAAGTGCCTCCGGAGGGCGTCCGGTGGGACCGCGAGACTGCGGTCTCCAGTCTACCGCTGACGTCCTTCGAAGGTGCCTAGAACACTCTGCGAGTGCTTTAGGCGGTGCAGGACTCGAGTGGCCACGACGGTTCTGCGACCTACAGGTGCCGCGTGCTGATCACACAAGGCCGTCGACCACTCGGGAGACGCGTAAGAGAAGCAAGCGGCAGGTACCCAACCTACGGGTACCTGCCTTCTCGTTTCTCTGCCCATCTCTGCGAAGCCGTCGACACCGAGCTTGCTTACTCAAGCGGGTCTCCCTCCTAAGGAGGGATCCCCTTGACAACACAACCCAATACTGACACCGCCCAGCCCTACGCCGTCCGCACCAAGAAGGTCGGCGGCAAAGAGTTCACCCACATTTACGTGCCCTCGAAGGTCACAGACGGAGTCCAGGAATATGCGTGGATCGAGCTCGTCGACCCGCCGACCGGAGATGACGACCTCGGGCTGAGCGCCGAGGACATGCTTGCCTTGCTGTACGACCCGACGTACGTGCCGGAGTGGAAAGTCGCATATCTGCGCGCTGCCTACCGCAGTTTTCGTGCCGCTGAAAACGCTCGAAACCGTGGCGACCTCTCGTATAGCGACTGGGAAGTCGAGGTCCATGACGGGCCCCAGTACCTGAACGTCTCGGTTCACGAAGACCAGATCGACAGTGAGCTGGTTGTCGATTGGCTGCTGTCTCAGGTCAGCGCCAAGCAAGCCGAGCACATCCGACTGCACGTGTTTGAGGGGTTCTCCTTCGTCGAGATCGCGCGTGAGGAGCTGCCCGGTGCTGACGAAGCCGATGTGACAAAGCGAGCGAACAGCATCGGGCGCTCGGTCAAGCGGGCTCTGAAGAAGCTTCGCGAATTCATCGAGCAGGAGTGTCCGGATCTGGCTCCCGTCGGGGGCGTATGAGTGCCCGGCCCACATGAAGGCCAGCACAATCCGACGCTCACTCTGATTCACAAGGAGGAAACGATGTCCAAGCATCGTCTCAAGGTCACGTTGACTGACCAGCCCGAACCTGACGCTGCGGTCTCTGCCCGCAAGGTCAGCATCCGAAGCAGGATCGCGCGCAGGCTGCTCGGCAACCCACAGCAGCTCACCGTTCTCGTGCCGGGCAACCAGGTCCGCTCAGTAGAAATCATCCGCCCAGACGACGACCTCATGGCACTCGCCCGTGCCGTCGGCGTTACCCGGAGCGGTGGTGATGCCGCGTGAACGTCACCGAAGCGAACCGCTACATCCCGGCGCTGAACCGGATCGCGGAGGGGGTCACGATGCTGGCCTCTGCGATTGAAGAGGCCGCGTGGGAATCGTTCGAGGACCACCCGGGCATGTCGGGGGCTCGCCCGATCGCCGCAGCCCAGCTCGCCCAGCCAGCGCTGGAAGCTGCAGTCGACGAGTGCGAAGCGGCTCACCAGCCGCCCGCCCCGGAACCTGCCCCGGCCCCGGTCCCGGAGGTTGTTCAGGTGTCGTTGGAGCAGGTCCGCACGGTTCTGGCGCGCCTGTCACAGGCAGGCCACACCGCGCAGGTGCGTGAGCTCATCCAGGCAGCTGGCGCAAACAAGCTCTCCGAGGTTGACCCGTCCAAGTACGGGCAGCTGCTGGAGCAGGCGGAGGCGATTGCTGATGCCTGACCAGCACGCACTGCTCAGCGCCTCGGGAGCACACCGGTGGCTTGCCTGCCCACCGTCAGCAACGCTGGAGGCCGGGCTGCCCGAATCCTCCTCGCAGGCTGCCGAACAAGGAACCGCTGCTCATGCCTTGGCGGAGTGGAAGCTGCGCCGTGCCCTCCATGACGCTCCGACCACGAAACCGGTTTCAAGCTGGCATGACGAGCAGATGGATGTCCTGACCGACGACTACGTGGCCTTCGTTCAGGAGCGGCTGCGCGATGCGCGCCAGGCGTGTGCTGATCCGCAGGTGCTCATCGAGCAGCGCCTGGACTTCTCCCACGTGGTCCCAGGTGGGTTCGGTACCGGCGACTGCGTCATCATTGCTGAGCCCACGCTTCAGATCATCGATTTGAAGTACGGCCAGGGTGTCATGGTCGAGGCTGAGCACAACCCGCAGCTCATGCTGTATGCCCTCGGCGCGTTGGAGGCTTTCGGATCGCTCTACGACATCAACGAAGTGGCGGTGACGATCTTCCAGCCGAGGCGCTCGAACGTCTCAACGTGGACGATCCCGGTGCCTGAGCTGGAGGCGTGGGCAGAACAGGTCGTCAAACCCCGTGCGGCGCTGGCAGCCAGCGGGGATGGCGAGTTCGCTCCAGGTGAGTGGTGCCGGTTCTGCAAGCTCGCACCGACTTGCCGGACGCGCGCTGAGGCGAATCTCGCGCTTGCCCGGCATGAGTTCGCGCCCCCTGCTGAGCTCACCGATGCCGAGATCTCACAGGTGCTGGCCCAGCTGCCGGACTTGAAGGCGTGGGCTGCCGATGTGGAAGCGCACGCGCTGTCGCTGGCGGTGAACCAGGGCAAGACCTGGCCTGGTTTCAAGCTCGTCGAGGGCCGCTCGATCCGCAGATACGCCGACGAGTCCGCTGTCGCCCAGGCGGCTGAGACAGCTGGTGTCGATGTGTGGGATCGCAAGCTCAAAACGATCACCGCGCTGGAGAAGCAGCTGGGCAAGAAGCGCTTTTCCGATCTCCTTGGGGACCTCGTGGTCAAACCCGCTGGTAAGCCCACGCTGGTGCCCGAGTCCGATAAGAGGCCTGCACTGGAGATCCAGTCAGCGGCCAACGAATTCACTGCCATCAAGTAACAATCAAGAAAGAAGGTAAGACAAGATGTCTGCAACGAATCCGACCCGTGTGGTCACCGGCGAAGTTCGCCTGTCCTACGCCAACATTTTCGAGGCGAAGTCCATCCAGGGCGGTAAGCCTAAGTACTCCGTCTCTTTGATTATCCCGAAGTCCGACACCGAGACCCTGGCCAAGATCGAACGCGCCATCGACGCGGCGATCGATGCAGGGACGGCCAAGTTCGGTGGCAAGCGTCCGAACAAGGCCGCTTTGAAGCTCCCGCTGCGTGACGGCGACGTTGAGCGTGACGATGCGGCCTATGCGAACTCCATGTTCGTCAACGCCAACTCGACCACACCGCCCCAGGTCGTGGGTACGGACCTGCAGCCGATCCTGGACGCAGCCGAGGTCTACTCGGGCTGCTACGCACGGGTGAGCATCAGCTTCTACGCGTTCAACACGAACGGCAACCGGGGTATCGCCTGCGGGCTGGGCAACATCCAGAAGCTGCGTGATGGCGAACCGCTCGGCGGCAACCGCATCAGCGCCGAGGCCGACTTCGGAGGCTTGAACATCGCCTCGGACGACTTCCTGAACTAGGAGAAGGAGCAATCATCGTGATGGACGTCTTTTGGGGAATCACCCTCGCCCTGTGGGTCTACGTGCTCATCCCATCCTTGCTAGTGCTGTTGCTCGACTGGGTCAAAGACAAGCGGCAAATCAGAAGGGATCGCAAGCGCATCGACAAGCTCATGGCTGATGCCGAAGCTGTACGCGAGCAGTATCACACGCGCACTGACCCGTAACCATCAACCTTTGGCTGGGAGAACACCCATGAACGACTGGTGTTCTCCCAGCTGTTTATTGCAGATGAAGGAACCGAACATGGATGAAGTGTGGAGAGACATCCCCGGACATGAGGGATACTATCAAGTCAGTGATTTGGGACGGGTCCGCAGTCTGGATCATGAGGTGACCGGGGTGTGCCATCACACCGGTAAATCTTTCACGCGTGTATGTAAAGGGAAGATTCTTCGACCAGGGCGCTACTGCAAATCCGGGCATTTAAGCATTCCTCTAGGACGGCGCACCGGTGGAAGTGGTATTCCGGTGCATCAACTTGTCATGCTGGCATTTGTTGGCGAGCCACCCGAGGGAATGGAAGTGTGCCATATCAATGGCGACCCGACTGATAATCGGCTCGTCAATCTTCGCTACGACACGCGTACACAGAACATCCTCGATGTCTATAGGCAGGGCAGGCCCTGGCGAAAACTCACTCTTGATGACGTGTCGTATATTCGCTTTGCACTGTTCTGCGGGATCCAGGGAGTAGAACTAGCACGTCAATTCGATGTTTCCCAATCATGTATCAGCGCCATCAAGACAGGGCGGACGTACTCATGGGCGTGATTACTACCATTAGCTGCGATCTTGAAACATTTTCGCCTGTCAATCTCACCAAATCCGGCGTCTACCCCTATGCCGAACACCCTGACTTCGACATTTTGCTGTTCGGTTATTCGATCGACGGTGCTCCTGTCCAAGTGGTCGATCTGGCCTCGGGCGAGGCACTGCCGGGCGAGGTTGTGGAGGCACTGGTGGACCCGCACGTGGTGAAGTGGGCGTTCAATGCGGCCTTCGAGCGCATCTGCCTCTCGGCCTGGCTCCACCGCCACCATCCAGAACTGATGGCGGGCCGAGAGTTTCTGGACCCTTCCCAGTGGCACTGCACCATGGTCTGGTCCGCCTACCTCGGCCTGCCGATGAGCCTGGACCAGGTCGGCACTGTCCTTGACCTGCCGGTACGGAAAGACAGCGCGGGTAAGAAGCTCATCCGCCAGTTCTGTACCCCGGCCACACCCAGTGTGTTTAACCAGGGCAGGATGTGCAACCCGCCTGCATCCGACCCGGACGGGTGGGAGCAGTTCGTCTCCTACAACCGGCGCGACGTCGAGGTGGAGCTTGCGATCCACGACCGGCTGGCTGACTTCCCGCTCCCAGAAGAAGAGTGGGACACCTACGCACTCGACCAGAACGTCAACGACACCGGCATCAGGCTCGACCGAATCCTCGTGGATCATGCCGTGGCGTGCGACCGGCAGCACCGCGCCACCACGCTGGCCCGCGCCCAGGATCTCACTGGTCTGGGGAATCCGAACTCGCCGATCCAGCTGAAAGAGTGGCTCGCCGCTCACGGCACGCCCCTGCAGTCACTGACAAAGGCCGAGGTCGCCGCCGCACTCGATACTGCTACTGGCCAGGTGCGTGAGGTCCTCCAGCTGCGCGGTGAGCTCGCGAAGTCATCGGTGAAGAAGTACGAGGCCATGCAGCACGTGACCGGTCGTGATGGGCGCGGGCGGGGGTTCCTCCAGTTCTACGGGGCTGGGCGCACCGGAAGGTTTGCTGGCCGCCTCGTCCAAGTCCAAAACCTGCCCCGCAACTACCTACCAGACCTAGCTGAGGCCAGAGGCCTCGTGCGGGCCGGAGACTTTGAAGCCGTGGAGCTGCTCTACGACTCCGTTCCCGACACGCTCAGCCAGCTGATCCGCACCGCTTTCATCCCCGCCGACGGGCACCGGTTCGTGGTGGCTGATTTCTCCGCGATCGAGGCGCGGGTGATCGCGTGGCTTGCAGGCGAGGCCACCACGCTTAAGGCTTTCCGTGACGGGAAGGACTTGTACTGCGAGACCGCGAGCCGCATGTTCGGAGTCCCCGTCGACAAGCACGGCGTGAACAGTGAGCTGCGTCAGAAGGGCAAGATCGCGGTGCTCGCCTGCGGCTATCAAGGCGGCGTCGGCGCCCTGAAAGCCATGGGGGCACTGCGGATGGGAATCACTGAATCCGAACTCCAGCCGCTGGTCGATGCGTGGCGGGTAGCCAACCCGAACGTGGTGCAACTGTGGGCAGACATCAACGCTGCCGCCATCGAGACCATCTCTACCCGCCAACCGACCAGCGTTGGGGCGCTGACCTTCACTGTGGAGTCCGGGATCATGTTCATCCGCCTGCCCTCTGGACGCCGCCTGGCCTATGTGAAACCCAAGCTGGGTGAGAACAGGTTCGGTGGCACCAGCATCACCCACGAGGGCATCACAACGGGACGTAAGTGGGGCCAGCTGGAGACCTACGGTGGGAAACTCACCGAGAACATCGTCCAAGCCGTCGCCCGAGACCTGCTCACGTACGCCATGCACCAGGTCGATCGCGCTGGGCATCGGATCGTCATGCACGTCCATGACGAGATCGTCGTGGAAACCGCCACGGCCACCGTGGACGAGATCTGTGAGCTGATGGCCACCGCACCCGACTGGGCAGAAGGGTTGCCACTAGCGGCAGACGGGTACGCGTGCGATTTCTATCAAAAGGACTAGTCGATAAGGGTATCGGGAGATAGTTCTCCGTATCGTGCCGGTTCAGCAATTCCTTTCGCGAGCAACGGATGCTTGTCCAATATCGGCTCGATGGTCTCTGACAGCCAGTCGGTCGAAATTCCAGAACGGGTAGCTACATCGTCGAGTGCGACAAGGATTTTGTAAATCGAATGGTCCGAGAATTTTCGGTAGTTCTGTTTGATGCTTCTCGTGGTCTTCGGCTGCAGGCCGGGAACATCGAGCACCCGGTGGTTCCATAGTTGAGCGCAATGAGCTATCCGGTTGCGTAAGTATACGAATGACTTCACTTGGCCAGGCAGTAGTTTGCGAGAGGTATTCATCGAGTCTGCGATGTCATCCAACACTCCAGATGAGCTGGATGCTTCGATGAGGCGTGACAGGCTACCGAAAGAAAAGGCTTCCACGGCGACCCAGATTGGCATGCGGTCATAGGCTTCAGGCTTGTAGGTGCGGCCTTGTTTGATTTCATCGCGGTAGTGGGCGACGAACGCCTCTTTGCTGCGATCGAGGTTGGAAAGGGCGTGCTCTTCGACGCGTTCAGCATCAGGGTGGGGTGATTGAGTAAAACCTTCACCGCGTGCGAACATCCCGGTTACCCCAACACGGCGACCATAGGCATAGGCGAACCGGGTGCGTAAGAGAACTTCAAGGGGGTGCAGGAGCTCATCGCAGACAGCAACTAGCTCTTGCTCTGCGGCGTAGAGAGCGCGAATCGTCTCAAATGAGGCGCCTTTGAAGAACTGGTTGTCGCCCCGTGCTGGGTCATGCTGCCAATGCCGGAAGTATCCAGAGAAACGATAGTAGTTGACCTGCGCGAGAAATTCAGCTGCAGATGTCTCGTCATCGATGTGCATGCCGCGCTGACCGAGTAGCTCTACTTGTTGCTCGTAGCTCAACCAATCCTTCGGCATCGGGTATGCCTCCATAGAAATGAAAGGCCCCGGTCATTTGTGCATTCCCTCACGGGGAAGAGGCCTGACCGGGGATCTATTGCAGCCAACTATACAGTACCTCTCCCAACGGATACAAAGTTGCTGCTGTCGGGGTGTCCGGATTCTTGCGCGCTCAGGGGCGTATGCGTGAGAGCCCGACGCGGCCGCACCCGTGGCTTGCTGGAATTCACGTCAATCCTGGCTCTTAGAAGGAGCCAGACATGGCTACGAGAGATCTTCAGGTATTCACCAACGATGCCTTTGGAACGATCCGAACTGTCGAGCATGAGGACAAGGTGTATTTCTGTGGCCGCGATGTGGCCACCGCCTTGGGGTACAAAGATCCAGTTAACGCCATCAAGCAGCATGGACGTGGGGTGGCGTTTCACCACCCCATCACGGATGCGCTCGGTCGCACTCAAGAAGCCCGGTTCATCACCGAAGGTGACCTGTACCGGCTTATCTTCTCCTCCAAGCTCCCCGCAGCCCAGGACTTCGAAGCCTGGGTTGTCGACGAGGTCCTCCCCACGATCCGCCGCCATGGCGTCTACGCCATCGACGAGCTCTTGGACAACGACGAGTTCCTCGAGCACGCCATCGTCCAGCTTCGCTCCGAGCGGGCCAAGCGGCTGGCAGCCGAGCAGGCCCTGCTTGAGGCCGCCCCGAAGGTCACGTATTACGACATCGTGCTGCAGTCGGACTCGCTGCTGACCATCACGGAGATCGCCAAGGACTACGGCCTGTCAGCGAAGAAGCTGAACTCGCTGCTGCACGAGGCTGGGGTGCAGTTCAGGCAGTCCGGCCGCTGGTTCCTCTACGCCCGCTTCGCCGAGCAGGGCTACACGCAGTCCAAGACCCACGAGTACGACGAGGGTAAGACCCGCACGCACATGTACTGGACCCAGAAGGGTCGCTTGTTCGTCTATGACCTGTTGAAGAACCGGTTCGGCCTGCTGCCGGTCATCGAGCAGGACGGCGGTGCGGCATGACGACGACTGCTGTCAACATCGACCTGGGTTTCTCGCCCCACAACACGGAGGGCTACCCAGATCCCACCGCGTACAAGGCGCTGAAGAGTCTCCAGCGCGCCGAGTACGGATACCGGCCTTTGGTCTACATCTGCTCCCCGTACGCCGGTGCCGTCGAGAACAACGTGGAGCTGGCTCGCGCGTTGTGTGCTCACGCGGTGGCACGTCGCAAGATTCCGCTCGCACCACACCTGTTGTTTCCGCAATTCATGGACGACACCGACGCGAGTGAGCGTGAGTTGGCGATGTTTTTCAACCGAATTCTTCTGAGCAAGTGTGAGGCGATCTGGGTCTACACGGCCCGTGTCTCGACCGGGATGCGCTCCGAGATCGAATGGGCCCACCACCTCGAACTGCCGATCACCTATCTCGACGCCGACTTTCAGGAGGTCACCCTATGAAGGCGATGACGATGTTCACCGCGCAGGTGGCAGGCCAGCAAAACAACGCACACTACCCGAACCCGCACACCGTGACCACGGCAGCCGACCTGGAGGCGGTCGCGAGGCTGGATCATGTGGTTGCCGAGTACGTGGGTGGCAGGCGGTCGGCTGGCAGTTTCGTGACCTCGAACTGCCTGGTCATGGATGTGGACAACTCCCACACCGAGGATGCTGCCAAATGGGTCACCCCGGAATCGCTGATTAAGAGGCTGGAGGGTGTGGCGTTGATGACCGCCACCTCCCGCAACCACCAGAGGACCAAAGGTGCCCAGTCGGCAAGACCCCGCTTCCACGTCTACTTCCCGATAGACCCCGTAACTGATGCTGAGGCCTACGCGGGGCTGAAGAAGCAGCTCGCCGCCCGGTTCGTGTTTTTCGACCCGAACGCGATCGACGCTGGCCGTTTCATCTACGGCCACAATGATCCGCAGATCACCGTGGTCGAGGGTGAACGCACCATCGACGCTTGGCTTGCCGACACGGTGGAGGAGGACGTGTTCGCCCAGTGGGATGACGCCACCCAGGCGATCGAGGAAGGCTCTCGGAATGCGACCTTGTCGAGGTTTGCTGGCAGGCTGCTGATTCGCCTCGGCACGACCGATGAGGCGCGCGACTTGTTTGACCGCAAGGCCGCCCGCTGCAACCCGCCGCTGCCGGAGGCGGAGGTGGAGTCGATCTGGCGGTCGGCCACCCGGTTCGCCAAGACGGTCGAGAACCAGCCCGGGTATGTGCCACCAGAGGATTTTGAGGCGAGCCTGGATTCGGTACGCCCCGCCGATTACAGCGACGTCGGCCAAGCCCACGTCCTAACCAAGGCCTATCCGGACTCGCTGCGCTACTCGGAGGCCACCGACTGGCTCGTCTATTACGACGGTGTCTGGTACGAATCCGCTCCCGCTGCCCAGGCCGTTGCCCAGGAGCTCACCGAACGCCAACTGGCCGAGGCACATGGGCTGCTCGAAGACGCCAAAGACCAGCTCGCCGCCACGGGGGCTGCCATGTTGTTGGCGTCGATGTCGAAGGCGAAAGCCCAGGCCATGTTTAACGCCGCCCAGCAGGAGGCGTTCGCCGCGTTCGAGGACGCGAAAACCTATGTGGCCTACGCGCTCAAGCGCCGCGAATCGCGCGGGATCACCAACTGCCTGAAAGAAGCCCGCCCCATGCTGCTGACCACCCCTGAGCAGCTCGATGCCGACCCGTATCTGCTCAACACCCCATCAGGCACCTACGATCTGCGCCACGGGACCATGTCGCGCCACGACCATGATCCGGCGGATCTGGTGACCAAGCAGACCAGCCTCGACCCGGGCACCGACGGCGCGCACCTGTGGCAGGAAGCCCTCGAGGTGTTCTTCCAAGGCGATGCCGAGCTCATCGCCTACGTGCAGCGCATCGTCGGCCTTGCTGCGATCGGGCAAGTCTTCGTCGAAGCCCTCGTCATCGCTTACGGAGATGGTCGCAACGGCAAATCGACGTTCTGGAACACCATCGCCAGAGTCTTAGGCACGTATGCAGGCAACATGAGTGCTGATGTGCTCACGATCGGTGGGATGCGCAACGTCAAACCGGAGCTGGCTGAGGCCAAAGGCAAACGCCTCATCATCTCTGCCGAATCCGAAGAGGGCGTGCGCATGTCCACCTCGGTGGTCAAGCAGCTGGCTTCCACCGATCAGATCTACGCGGAGAAGAAGTACAAGGCACCGTTTGCCTTCACCCCGTCGCACACCTTGATTCTCTACACGAACCATCTGCCCAGGGTGGGTGCGATGGATGCGGGCATCTGGCGCAGGCTCATCGTCATTCCCTTCGAGGCGAAGATCGAAGGCACATCCGACATCAAGAACTATGCCGACTACCTCTACACGCAGGCAGGCGGGGCGATCCTGGCCTGGATTATGGAGGGCGCGCGCCTCATCCACGCCGAGGACTACCACCTGAAGGCCCCGGCACGAGTTGTGGAGGCATCGGCGGCGTATCGGGAAGAGAACAACTGGTTCGCTCAGTTCCTTGACGCCAACTGCGACCTTGACCCGGGGCTGTCGGAACGGGCCGGGGATCTGTATCAGGCCTATCGGGCGTGGGCGATGTCGACCTCCGGGTGGGCGCGTCCCATGGTCGATTTCAACGCCACCGTCGAACACCACGGCTTCACACGTAAAAGGACGATGCACGGCATGTTCGTCCACGGTTTGGCCTTGAAGAACGAGTTCGACAACTAATTCAGACGGGCCTTATGACGACCTATGACGACCCATATGTGAGTTTGCTATAGGGCAGAAAATATAGCCCTTAGGAAAAGTCCATATCGCATCGTCATAGGTCGTCATGGGCCTCTCACACGAGAGGACATGAACCATGAACGAGCAAGCAATCGAACAACACTTGAAAAAAGCCGTTGAGGCGATCGGTGGCCTGTGCTGGAAATTCACCAGCCCCGGCACCGCAGGGGTTCCAGACCGCATCTGCATCCGTCGCGGACGCGTCATCTTCGTCGAACTCAAAGCACCCGGACGCCTCCCACGCCCCATCCAACGCCGTCGCATCCAGCAGCTCAAGGATCACGGCGTTGATGCGGTCGTCGTTGACAACATTGACGCGATCCAGGAGGTGGCTGATGCGCTACGAGCCGCATGACTACCAACGACAGGCCACCGCCTTCGTTGAAGACCACCCGCAGGCCGCGATCCTGCTCGGGATGGGGCTGGGCAAGACGGTGATCACCTTGACGGCAATCTGGAACCTGCTGCTGGACTCCTTCCAGGCCCGCCGGGTCCTCATCGTGGCACCCCTGCGAGTCGCCCGCGATACCTGGCCTGCCGAGGCCACCAAATGGGACCACCTGGCAGGACTCACCATTGCCGTGGCCGTGGGGTCGAAAGCCCAGCGGGTGGATGCGCTTGCCGCCGAGGCGATGGTGACCGTCATCAACCGCGAAAACGTGCCCTGGCTGGTGCGCCACCTCGGCAAAGCCTGGCCGTTCGACATGGTCGTCATCGACGAGCTGAGCTCGTTTAAGAACCATCGGGCGCAACGGTTCAAAGCACTCGCCGCCGTGCGGCCACGTCTCACCCGGATCGTGGGACTCACCGGCACTCCCGCAGCCAACGGGCTGATGGACCTGTGGGCGCAGTTCCGACTCCTAGATGAAGGCCAGCGCCTCGGCAGGTTCATCACCCACTACCGCAACCGCTGGTTCGTACCCGATCGGCGAAACGGCCAGCAGATCTTCACCTACAAGCCCGCACCCGGTGCCGAGGACGAGATCTACGAGGCGATCAGCGACATCACCTTGTCGATGCGCACCACCGACTACCTGCGCCTGCCCGAGCTGACGGTCACCACGACGCTCGTCGACCTCGAACCAAAGGAGCGTAAAGCCTACGAGCGGTTGCGAGATGAGATGGTGCTCGACCTCGACGGGCAGGTCATCGATGCCGCGAACGCCGCAGCACTGTCAGGCAAGCTGCTACAGCTGGCCTCCGGTGCGATCTACGACGAGGACGGCAACACCGTGGTGGTGCACGACCGCAAGCTCGACGCGCTCGAAGACCTCGTGGAGGCGGCCAACGGCCAGCCGCTGCTCGTGGCCTACTGGTTCAAACACGACCGTGAGCGCATCACCGAACGCTTCCCGCAGGCCCGCGAGCTGAAAACCAGTACCGACATCAAAGCGTGGAACGCCCGCGAGATTCCGCTGGCGCTCATCCACCCGGCCTCAGCCGGACACGGGCTCAACCTCCAGCAAGGCGGCAACCTCCTGGTCTGGTTCTCCCTGACCTGGTCCTTGGAGCTCTACCAACAGACCAACGCGAGGCTCTACCGCCAGGGACAAGACCAGCCGGTGACGATCACCCACCTGGCCGCAGACCACACCCTCGATGAGGCGGTACTGGCCGCGCTGGACAACAAAGACATGACACAGGCTGCGTTGATCAATGCGGTCGCCGACACTCTGGGAAAGCAGGCACACTCATGAACGACCACCCCATCTGGGACTACTTCGACTACCGCAAAGCCGCCATCGGCGTCCTCCAGGACTACGCAACCCAAGCTGTCATTCTCCAGCAAGGCGACGGGTACGCCAACGAGCTCAAAGCCTCACTGACCTCAATCGGCTCACCCCGATTCGACGGCCTGCCACGGGGCAACAACCCGCACGCCGGTGAAGCGAGAGTCTGCTCGATCCTCGACAACCTCGACGCGCTCAAAGCCCGCAACCAAAAAGCGCAGGCCTACATGGATTGGTTCAACCCGGCCTGGGAAAGCCTCAGCGACGATGACCGGCTGGTCCTCGAGGTCTTCTTCCTCGACGACCTCTCCGCCGAGGACGCCGCCGTCAAAGTCGCCGAACACTTCTACGTCGAACGCAAGACTGCCTTCGCCAAGAAGCAGCGCGCCCTTGCCCGCTTCGCGCGTCTCTTGTTCGGCAGAGACTGAAGCATTGGCGCGCATGAGTGTCGCAAAGAGGGGATGACTTTCAGGACGTGCCTGTCGCATGCTGTAAGTGGTTGAAAAGTAGGTCCCGACCCCCAGACGAATCATCACGGTTCGTCTGGGGGTCGTTGCCATGAACGACAAGGGTGGTGAGACGGATGCCTTTCAAACCCAAGCGCCCGTGCTCCCAGCCCGGCTGCCCCGAGCTGACCGAGACGCGGTTCTGCCCCGAGCACGCCCGCGCCGAGGACACCCGCTACCGGACCTACCAGCGCGACCCGAAGATCAACCGACGCTACGACCACCGGTGGCGAAAGATCCGCGCGGCCTACGTCGAAGCCCACCCGTTGTGCGAGGACTGCCTGGCCCGTGGCCGGTACACGCCCGTGGCTGAGGTCCACCACGTGATCCCGCTCGACCACGGCGGCACCCACGACGAGTCGAACCTGCGCAGTCTGTGCAAGCCGTGCCACTCGCGCCAGTCCGCGCTCGATGGCGACCGGTGGCGGCAAGCCCCTCGGGTCTACAGCTACTAAAAAGCGCTGTGTGCCCGCCTGCCGCGGCCTCCCTGCCGACCCTCACCTGTGCCAACCTCGACCCCGTTCGCCCGGCACGAGGCGACGTGGCGCGTTCGCCGAGGGGGTGGGGGCGAGCGGATCTCCACAGCTGGGCTGCTCCTCAGCGGGCGGGGCCAACCGTACACAAAAAGACCGAATCAAACAGGGTATTAACCCCCAAGCCCTCCATCACCGGGCTAACCGCCTGGAAGGAGGCGAGATTTCATGGCGAAAGACGGAACACTGCGCGGCGGACGCAGAGCAGGCTCAGGTGCGAAGCCCACACCTGCGTTTGAGAAGATCACCGAAGGCAAAGACGCACGCGTCCTCCACATCGCGTCGCTCGACCCACCAGATCTGGAAGCGGGCGGGGATCTTGAAGGTAGCGTAATGCCAGAACCTTCGGCTTATTTGGCGGCTGTGCAGCGTGATGGTAACCCTTTGGGTGCTGACGTAATCTACCGCGATACCTGGAACTGGCTCAAGGAGCGCGGCTGCGAAAAACTCGTAGCTCCACGGTTGATTGAGGCTTATGCGCAGAATTTTGCTCGGTTCATTCAATGCGAAGAAGCAATCTCCGATTTTGGCCTGTTGGGTAAGCATCCGACCACGGGGGCGGCTATCGCGTCCCCATTCGTGGCCATGTCTCAGTCGTTTAGCAAGCAGGCGAATACGCTCTGGTACGAGATTTTCGATGTGGTCAAAGCCAACTCGCTGGTGGACTACTCGGGGCCGACTCCTGCGGATAACGTGATGGAACGGCTACTTCAGGCACGCTCATAGTTATTGGCGTAGTGCGGGTGCGGTGTGGGCGTAGATGACGACCACTGCAATCAAGGCGATACAGACGGCGAAGGGTGCCAGCGGGTTCCACCCGTAAAGGGCGGTCGAAGCCAGCGGGGCAATCGCGTACGCCAACCCATTATTAGCGTTAATGATGCCAGCCACTGCGCCTTGCTCATCTGCACTCATCTTCAAGGTTGGGCCAGTGTTGTACCCGGGCATCGCCAGTCCCATACCTACCCCCAGCACGATACACCCGACAACCAGTAAAGCGTGCGAGGAGGTAGGCCAAATGAGCACAGTTGCAACTAGTGTAATGGTCAGACCAGTACGTAAAAGCTTCGCTGCTCCCCACCCTGTCTTTGGAGCAATCACCGCTTGGGCAATGATCATGGTCACGCCCATGATGGTCAGGTAAATCGCGGAAATACCTGCGGTCGCAGTTGCCGACAGGGCGAAGCGGTCTTGGACAGTGAATCCAAAAATCGTAGCAACAGAAGAAAACACAAGAAACATCACCAGACCAGTTGCTAGCCAGGGAGCTACACGCGGATCAGTGAAGCGAATCCGTTGAGGCTTTGCAAAAAGTTGCCCTTGGCTTTGAGGTGCGAAACTCACCAAGAGAACAACCAGACCAATCACCATCACAACGGGCATGACCACCAAGGGCAAGAGCAGGCCACCAGCAGCGGCTAACACACCTCCAGTAACACCTCCAACAATGGAGGCCATCCCTTGAGCCGCTCCAATCATGCCCAGTGCTTTTACCCGCCCGTTCTCGCTGGCAGCATGCGTGACCAGGTGGGCTTGCGCGGTCGGGGCGATCGCTGAAATCCCTCCGCCATAGAGCAAACCACGAGTGATCACAACACCAAAAACTAGTCCGACACCGCCAACTACCTGGTTCATCCCCAGGTAGGAGACAATACCGAAGGCGCTCAAAGCGATGATCGCGATCACAAGCCCGGCAGCGAGTACACGTTTAGCGCCGAAACGTTGGGAAGCTCGCCCCCAATAAGCACTCAAGCTCGCTAGTACAATCGCTGCCAAAGAGATAGTGGCGCCAATATGCCATTCCCGCAATCCGATCTGTCGTGACAGTGGCGCGATGATCGGATTGAGAATCATTTGCCCCATAAAGGCGAGAAAAACGATTCCCACTACCAGGTTCGCTTGCGCTCCTGGATCAATAGAACTCTGTGTCGGCTTATTACTACAAGGGTCAGGCATCACTACACTCCATTACTAGAACACTGTTTCACTTAGGGATATTGTAGAATGGTGTTCTAGTAAGGGTCAAGGAATAAGTTAAGGGTCACCTTATGAACACTGTGCTAACGGGGCGAAGGGCTGGGCTATCACGCGAGCTGATTGTCAAACAAGCTGTACAGTTAAGCGCGATCAGTGGCGTTGAGGGATGGTCAGTACGGGACATTGCCCGTGAACTGGGCGTGGTTCCCTCAGTGATTTATCATTATTTTCCAAACAAGGAAGCCATTTGTGATGCTGTTGTAGACCGGGTATGTGTCGGGATTGAAGTTCCCGACCCGGACCTTGAATGGAAAGCCTGGTTTCGAGCTATGGCTCACAATCTACGCCCCGCATTGTTAGCATATCCAGGGATTACCGACAGGTTCGCGCGGGGCAAGTTCACTGAACAGTTTTTGCCGATGATCGATGGAGCCTGGGCCAAACTACAAGAAGCTGGGTTTGGTGACAATTCGCCTGTGGCCTACACAATTATCGCGAACTCGATCATCCACACGATCGGAGCGAGAAACCTGCGCGCATCCAATCAAATCCAACCTCGCCACAACCTGCACGAAATGCTTGTCAGGCTTGAGCCTATGATGGCTCAATCTGTTGGACTGACCAGTATTGTCAACTCTTACCTGGAGCCTCTCTCACACCTTGATGAAGAAGAAGCGATGTCCGAGGAATACTACGACCTCGTCATCGATGTGATCCTAGACGGCATCGAACATACCCTGCTGCCTTAACTCTGACCCACTTCTCAATCATCGTCTTAGTGAGCGCCCGCACAGCTGGCGCTCACTTTTTTATTCCCACCCCATATCAATTTATGAAAGCGAGTTGTATATGTCGTTGAAAACCGCTGAAAGCGTGCGCGCCGGGCACCCGGACAAGCTGTGCGACTACATCGCCGACTGCATTTTGGATCGTGCCCTCTACGAAGACCCTGCCGCCAGAGTGGCTGTCGAAGTGATGGCAATCAAAGCACGCATCTATGTCGCTGGCGAGATCACCTGCAAGGCAAAGCTTGAGATTCCGATGCTGGTACGCGCAGCGCTTGAGCATGTGGGTTATGATCCGCGCCGGTTCCGCATCCGCGCCAAAATTCACTGCCAATCGAGCGATATTGCTGGCGGGGTCGATAAACCTTTAGAAGCACGCCACGGTGATACGAGTTCTCACGTAATGGTTGGTGCTGGCGATCAAGGCACCGTCTACGGCTACGCCACAGCCGAGAGCGAAGAACGACTCCCGTTGCCACTGGTTTATGCTCACCGGATCTGCAAGCGTCTCGATCAAGCATTCACAGACGGCAAGATTCCAGAGCTCGGCCCGGACGGGAAAGCCCAGGTCACTGTTGAGTATGACGGCGAAACCCCTAAACGTATCGCCACGATTGTGGTCTCGGTCCAGCACAAGCCAGGCATTAACGTGGAGGATTTCAACCAGCGTCTGATTTCGCTGGTTATCTCGGCGGCGTGTCGCGAGATCGAAATCGACGAACACACCGAAATCCTGATCAACCCTTCAGGGCGTTTCGTCGAGGGTGGCCCTGCCGCAGACACTGGGCTGACTGGCCGAAAGCTCATGGTCGACATCTACGGCGGGCTTGCACCCCATGGTGGCGGCGCGTTCTCGGGTAAGGACCCCTCCAAGGTCGACCGGACGGGTGCGTACATGGCGCGCCTGATCGCGAAAACCGTGGTGGATGCGCGCCTGGCCGAAGAATGCCACGTCGCTATCTCCTATGCGATCGGTAAGGCCGACCCGGTCGCGTTCCACATCGACACCTTCGGCACAGGTCAGCACTCGGACTGGCTGCTCACCGACGCCGCCCAGGCGATCTTCCCGCTGCGACCGGCCGCGATGATCGAACGCCTCGGCCTTAGAGCCCCCATCTACGCGAAGCTTGCCACCTGCGGGCACATGGGGCATGGCCTGAGCGAGTGGGAATGGACGCTGCCATATGCCGACAAGCTCAAGACGGAGGTGACCCGCCGTGCTCATCAAGCAGCTACCCATCAGTGAGCTCAAGCCCGCCGACTACAACCCGCGTAAGGACCTAAAACCGGGAGATCCAGAATACGACAAGCTCAAGCGCTCGCTGGCGGAGTTCGGGTATGTCGAGCCGGTGATCTACAACCACACCACCGGCCACGTCGTCGGCGGCCACCAGCGCCTGAAAGTGCTCGCCGACCTGGGCCACACTGATGTTGACTGCGTGGTCGTCGAACTGGACGAGACCCGCGAGAAGGCCCTGAACGTCGCATTGAACAAGATCAGCGGCGACTGGGACGAGTCCAAGCTGGCCCTGCTCATCGCCGACTTGGACGCGGCCGACTTTGATGCCGAGCTCACCGGCTTCGACGATGACGAAATCCAGGCGATGATTGGTTCCCTCGATGATGACGAGGTCACCGATGACGGCTTTGATCTCACCGCCGCTCTCGAGGCCGCATCGTTCGTCCAGCGCGGGGACATTTGGACTGTCGGCAGGCACCGGCTGGTCTGCGGGGATGCCACCAACGCAGACGATGTCGCGGTGCTCATGGATGGCAAGAGCGCGAACCTGGTGCTTACCGACCCGCCCTACAACGTGGCCTTCGAGTCCTCCGATGGGCTCACGATCAAGAACGATGCGATGAAGGCAGACTCCTTCTACGAGTTCCTGCTCACCGCGTTTACCAACATGGCGGGTGTTCTCGACAAGGGCGGGTCTGCGTATGTGTTCCACGCCGACACCGAAGGGCTGAACTTCCGCAGGGCGTTCATCGACGCCGGGTTCAAACTCTCCGGCTGCTGCATCTGGGTCAAAGACTCCCTTGTCCTGGGACGCTCGCCGTATCAGTGGCAGCACGAACCGGTGCTCTACGGGTGGAAGCAAGGTGCCAAGCACAAGTGGTTCGCTGACCGGAAACAGACCACGATCTGGAACTTCGCCAAGCCGCGAAGGAACTCCGACCACCCGACCTCCAAGCCGCTGGACCTGTTGGCTTATCCAATCCGCAACTCAACCCAAACCAACGCGATCATCCTCGACACCTTCGCTGGCAGCGGTTCGACCCTGATGGCCGCCGAGCAGACCGACCGCATCGCGTATTGCATGGAGTTGGACGAGAAGTACGCCTCGGTGATCCTGCGCCGCTACGCCGAGGCGACCGGGGACGCGGCCGGGATCACCTGCCAGCGAGGCGACACCCAATACGCCTACCTGGATGTGGTCAAACAGGTCGACCGCGACCGCGAATAAAACCCCGGAAATGCAGGCAAAACAGGGGCGTGAAAATGAGCCGTTGATGAGGGCAAAAACGACTGGATAAGCGGAAAAACGTATGGCTGTATGTACATGACCGAAAGCACCCCCACACCTGGGGGAATCGAGCGAAAAGGACTGGTCATGAGTGAATTACACATCGAAATCAGCGAGCTCATCGCAGCCGGAGTCAACTTCTACGACCCCGAGGAAACCCTGCGGGTTGCCAGAGCTCGCGGCTACCAGCTGGTGGTGCGCGTGATCGAATACGACCCGACGCGTTTCCTCAGCATGGTGGCCGCCTGGTTCGAGAAGGAGGTCGTGGCATGAGCATCCTCGCCTTCACCCCGCACAAAACGGGCAGGAAAAAGCTCGCCCAGCTTCTCGCCGATCGCCTTGGCACCGAGGCCACCTATCTGGGCACGCCCTCGTTTGCCTACCAGATCGCAGACGCCACGCTGGATCGGGACTGGACCCTCTACCTGCCAGATGGTATCGAGGCGCAGGCCGTGCTCGAGTCCGCACACAAGGCGGGCTTTGAAACCGCCGACCCGGGCGAGGTGGCGTTGACGGTCACGATGCCCACCACCGGGTGGAGTGAGCGCACTCGCGCCAACCTCGAAGCGCTCCTAGCGGCCAAAGGGCCACTGATCGCCAAGGCCCTGGGCATCCCGGCCACACCCGTGGCGTTCAACGATGACGAGACCGTCTCGTTCCCGTGGTGTGAGTCGATTACGCCGGAGACGGCACGCGAGGCGGTGATCCCGCTTGTGGCAAAGCTCTGCCAGCGCGCCCAGGAGGCAACCCGGATCCGATCCACGCCGCCTGCACCGGGCAATGACAAGTACACGATGCGCTGCTTCCTGCTCTCCCTGGGCTTCATCGGCCCCGAACACAAGCAGGCACGCCGCATCTTGCTGGCAGGCCTGGAAGGCGACGCCGCCTGGCGCACCCCGGCAAGCAGGAAGGAGAACTGACGCATCAATCGCAACGCCTGACCTGCTGGCACCCGGAAACCCTGCCACGAGCGGGGTTTCCGCTCATCACAAGCCTTGATTCTCCACGGTCTCCGAGTGCTGTAGATCCCAAAAAATAGTGCCTGATCTGGGCAAATACGACTGGATAAGTGCCCGCACCTATGGCTGTATGTACATGACAAAAGAACAGCCCCTCAGGAAAGGACAACAGCCATGAACACCACCGAGAAGCTCACCACCGAAGCCCTGCAGATGCGCGTCGACTCCTACGGGGCGATCCTCGCACACGGCGACTACACGCTGGCCACCTTCGCGACCTGGACCAAGAAAGACGGCTACGGCAACAGCGCCCAGGTCTACCGCCTCACCGAAGCCCCGATCGATGGCTTCGGCCCGAACGCACGCGGCCGCAGCGAATGCGCCCTGGAGCTCATCGCCGAGGCCGACCACCTTTTCGCAGACGCCGGGCACGCCATCGCCTGGGCCCTGACCCAGATCTAACCCACACCCCACCAAGGCCAAGGAGGACCCGCGATGGACGCCACCCGGAACCTGATCACCAACCACCTGGAGATCCCCGCCGACGCCGCCCCGCACGGTGAGATCCAGACTGCCGCCGAGATCCCCTTCAACGTCCTCGACGAGCTCGCCGAGGAGGTCGGGGCCGAGAAGATCCCCATCCACACGCTCAGCCGCATCGGCTGGCACTACACCAAAGCCGACCAGATCATCGCCCTGGCCAGGCAGCGCGGCCTATCCGACTGGCGCTACGGCGGCTTCGACACCGACCAGGTGGTCGCCAACTTCCGCGCCACCTACTGCTAACCCCTCGCACCGTCCCGACCCCCAAGGATCAGGACTGGCCCCACACTCTCCGTTTCGCCCCACACGGTTGGGGCTTTTCTTATGCCCCGAGGAAGGAGCTGCCGCCACGATGACGAGCACGTATCAGCCAACCCGGTTCATGGCCGACGGCTCCACCTACAACCAGCGCAAAGCGGATTTCGCTGTCGCATTCATTCAGGCGCTGCGCCACACGAAAGGCCGCTGGGCAGGCACACCCTTCACACTGCTGGGTTGGCAAGAACAGATCGTGCGCGACCTGTTCGGCACCATCAAACCCGACGGCTACCGCCAGTTCACCACCGCCTATGTGGAGATCCCCAAGAAGCAGGGCAAGTCCGAGCTGGCTGCCGCGATCGCGCTGCTGCTGACGTGCGGGGACGGGGAGCAAGCCGCCGAGGTCTACGGATGCGCGGCCGACCGGCAGCAAGCCAGCATCGTCTTCGAGGTCGCCGCCGACATGATCCGCCAATCACCAGCCCTATCGAAGCGGGTGAAAATCCTCAGCAGTCAGAAGCGCATCATCTACAAGCCGACCAACAGCTTCTACCAGGTGCTCTCGGCTGAGGCGTACTCCAAGCACGGGTTCAACATCTCCGGTGTCGTCTTTGACGAGCTGCACACCCAACCCAACCGGGCCCTGTTCGACGTGATGACCAAGGGCTCGGGTGATGCGCGCACCCAGCCGCTGTACTTCCTCATCACCACCGCAGGCACCGACACCCACAGCATCTGCTACGAGCAGCACCAAAAAGCGCGCGACATCCTGGCGGGCAAGAAACACGACCCCACCTTCTACCCGGTGATCTACGGCGCAGACCTGGATGATGACTGGACGGATGAAAAGGTCTGGCACAAGGCCAACCCCTCGCTTGGCGTCACGGTGCCGGTGGAGAAGGTGCGGGCCGCGTGCAACTCGGCTCGCCAGAACCCCGCCGAGGAGAACTCGTTTCGCCAGCTGCGGCTTAACCAGTGGGTCAAGCAGTCCGTGCGGTGGATGCCCATGCACATCTGGGACGCATGCGCAGACCCGGTAGACCTAGACGAGCTGGAGGGCAGACCTTGCTACGGCGGGCTGGACTTGGCCTCCACGACGGATATCACCGCGTTCGTGCTCGTCTTCCCGCCCTACGGGGAGGACGAGAAGTACCGGATCGTCCCGTGGTTCTGGATTCCTGAGGACAACCTCAAGCTGCGGGTGGCGCGTGATCACGTGCCCTACGACCTGTGGCACGCCCAAGGCTTTCTTGAGACCACGCAAGGCAACGTGGTCCACTACGCCCACATCGAGCACCTCATTGAGCAGCTCGGCGAGAGGTTCGATATCCGCGAGATCGCCTTCGACCGGTGGGGCGCAGTCCAAATGAGCCAAAACCTCGACGATGCCGGTTTCACCGTCGTGCCCTTCGGGCAGGGCTTTAAAGACATGAGCCCACCGAGCAAGGAGCTGATGAAGCTCGCACTCGAAGGCCGCCTCGCCCACGGGGGCCACCCGGTGCTGGCCTGGATGGTCGACAACATCCATGTACGCACCGACCCGGCAGGAAACATCAAACCCGACAAGCAAAAGTCCACCGAGAAGATCGACGGGGTTGTCGCCACCATCATGGCCCTTGACCGCGCGATCCGAGGCGGCAGTAGCGATACGGGCACATCCGTGTACGACTCGCGCGGGCTGCTCGTCTTCTAACGCTCACGACAACGCAAAAGGAGGCCCCTGTGGGACTTTTCGACTGGCTACGCGGCACCAATGCCCGGCAGGTGTCGAACCACCAGCTGTCCTCGAGCTACAGCTTCCTGTTCGGGCCCACCAGCTCCGGGCGCACAGTCACCGAACGCTCAGCGATGCAGATGACCGCCGTTTATTCGTGCGTGCGGATCCTGGCGGAGGCGATCGCGGGCCTGCCCCTGCACGTCTACCGCACCGAGAAAGACGGGTCGAAGGTCAAAGCCACCGACCACACGCTCTACCGGCTGCTGCACGATGAGCCCAACCCGGAGATGACCAGCTTCGTCTTCCGCGAGACCCTCATGACGCATCTGCTGCTGTGGGGCAACGCCTACGCACAGGTCATCCGCAACGGCCTCGACGAGGTCATTGGCCTATATCCGCTGATGCCCAACCGGATGAGTGTGGGGCGCGACGATGCGGGCAGGCTCTACTACGAGTACCAGACCACCAGCGACGAACCCGCCGGTGAGTGGTCTCGCATCCGGCTGTCGCCTGCTGACGTGCTGCACATCCCAGGGCTCGGGTTTGATGGGCTGGTGGGCTATAGCCCGATTGCGATGGCGAAGAACGCGATCGGCATGGCCATGGCCACCGAAGACTACGGCGCGAGTTTCTTCGCTAACGGGGCTGCCCCTGGTGGGGTGTTGGAGCATCCGGGCACGATCAAAGACCCGTCGCGGGTGCGCGAGTCCTGGCAGCAAACCTTTGGTGGGGCCCGCAACGCCAACAAGGTCGCGGTGCTCGAAGAGGGCATGAAGTACACGCCCATCTCCGTCTCCCCGGAGCAGGCGCAGTTCTTGGAGACACGCAAGTTCCAGATCAACGAGATCGCCCGGATCTTCCGCATCCCACCGCACATGGTGGGCGACCTCGAAAAATCGAGCTTCTCCAATATTGAGCAGCAGTCCTTGGAGTTCGTGAAATACACCCTCGACCCGTGGGTCATCCGCTGGGAACAAGCCCTGACCAAGACGCTGCTTAGCCCGCGTGAGAAGCCGAGCGTATTCGTGAAGTTCAACCTCGAGGGCCTGCTGCGCGGCGACTACGTCTCGCGCATGAACGGCTACGCCGTGGCCAGGCAGAACGGGTGGATGAGCGCCAACGACATCCGCGCCCTCGAAAACCTCGACCGCATCGCTGCCGCCGATGGCGGCGACTTGTACCTGGTCAACGGCAACATGCTGCCGCTATCCATGGCCGGGGCCTACGCCACCACCGGGCAGGCACAGCAGGAAACACCGCCTGCGGATGAGCAGCCGGTGGAACAACGAGTTGAAAGGAGGAGCCGGTGAGACGGTTCTGGAACTGGGAGCCACCCGCTCCCGACATTGATAGCCCGGCAGGTAGTGATACCAGCCGGGTTTTGCGTATCAACGGGGTGATTGCTGAGGAGTCATGGTTTGACGACGACATCACCCCGGCCCTGTTCGCCTCCGAGCTGGCGGCAGGTTCCGGTGATGTGACGGTGTGGATCAACAGCCCCGGCGGAGACGTCGTCGCGGCAGCCCAAATCTACAACATGCTCATCGACTACCCAGGCCACGTCCACGTCCATATTGACGGGATCGCGGCCAGCGCCGCCAGCGTGATCGCCATGGCAGGTGAGGTCGTGGCGATGAGCCCGGTCTCGATGCTCATGATCCACAACCCGGCCACCCTCGCCGTCGGTGACGCCGACGAGCTGGGCCGGGCCATCGACATGCTCGCAGCGGTCAAAGAATCCATCATCAACGCCTACGAGCTGAAAACCGGGATGAGCCGCGCCAAGCTCGCACGCCTCATGGATCAAGAGACCTGGATGGACGCGCGTGCCGCCATCAGCATGGGCTTTGCCGACGACTACCTCACCGGCAGCCGCACCCCACCCGACCCAGACGACGAGGACGGCGAGGAGCCGGACAAGCAGAAACCGTGGCCGCCGACGTCACGAAACCCCGCCCCGCTGGGCGATGCCGCCAGCGGGGTGTGTTTTGCCCGCAAGCCCGCCGAACAGCGTCTCGTCGCACACCTGACCGACACGCCACCGACCACCCCGCCACCAGCCCCAGAGCCCACGCGGCCTGCGGGTCGAAAAGTGGTGGACCTGTACGCCGCCCTGATCAACCACACCCACTAACCAGCAAGGAGAACCTTTCCCATGTCCACGATGACGATTTCTGACCTGCGTACCCGCCGCGCCGACACCTGGGAGAAGGCCAAGGCCTTCCTCGACGAGCGCCGCGACACCACCACCGGCTGCCTGTCCGCCGAGGACGACCAGACCTACGCCCGCATGGAAGCCGATATCGACAAGCTCACCAACGAGATTGCTCGCGCCGAGCGCGCCCAGCGCCTGGACGCTGATCTGGCACGGGCCACGAATGCGCCGCTGACCTCGATGCCCGGCCAGACCGGCGAGGAGACCGAACCCAAGACCGGCCGCGCCACCGCCTCCTATAAGCGGGCGTTTTGGGATGCGATGCGGCTGAACGCCTCTCCCATGGAGGTGCGCAACGCCCTGTCCGAGGGGGTTGATTCCGAGGGCGGCTACCTGGTGCCCGACGAGTTCGAGCACACCCTCGTGCAGTCGCTTGCCGACCAGAACATTATGCGCGGGCTTGCCAACGTCATCCAGACCACCAGCGGGGATCGTAAGATCCCGGTCGTGTCCACCCACGGCAGCGCCGGGTGGCTCGATGAGGGCAAGCCCTACACCGAATCCGACGAGACCTTCTCCCAGATCACGCTCTCGGCGTTCAAGCTCGGCACGTTCCTCAAGATCAGCGAGGAACTGCTCGGCGATTCGGTCTTCGACGTCGAGGCCTACCTCGCCGCCGAGTTCGCCCGCCGCATCGGGGCCGCCGAAGAGGAGGCGTTCCTGGTCGGTGACGGCAAGGGCAAACCGACCGGCATCTTCGACGCCACCGGTGGCGGTATCTCGGATGTGACCACCGCGAAGGCCACCGACATCACCGCCGATGAGCTCATCGACCTGCACTACAGCCTGCGCGCACCGTATCGGGCTCGGGCAGTGTGGCTGATGAACGACGCCACCGTGAAAACCGTGCGCAAGCTCAAGGACAACCAGGGCCAGTACCTGTGGCAGCCAGCACTCACAGCAGGTGCCCCGGACATGATCCTGGGCAAGCCGGTGCACACCTCCACGTTCGCACCCGAGATCAAGGCGGGCGCGAAGACCGTGGCGTTCGGTGACCTGTCCTACTACTGGATCGCTGACCGGCAGGGACGCTCGTTCAAGCGCCTGAACGAACTGTTCGCCACCTCCGGCCAGGTCGGTTTCCTCGCCTCCCAGCGCCTGGACGGCAAGCTCGTCCTGCCCGAGGCCGTCAAGATCCTCACCCAGAAGGCCGGAGCCTAAAACCCCCACGCAACGAATAGGAGGTGGCAGCCATGAACCACCAGCTCATCGACCAGGTCAAAGCCAACCTCATCCTCGCCCACGACGCCGACGACGAGCTGATTGCCCACCTGGTGGCAGCTGCCACTTCCTATGCCACCGCCTACCAGCACTTGCCTGAGGACTACTACGAGGCCCACGAGATGCCCGGTTCGACCCGGCAGGCGATCGTGATGCTCGCCAGTCACTTCTACGAGTCGCGTGACGGGTCTACGGCCGGGTTCTGGTCCGACAAACCCGATGCCGCCAAGGCCATGTGGGGCGCGGTGAACACGCTGCTGTGCCTTGAGCGCGAATGGAAGGTCTAACCCATGGCAGGCATTGGCAGTATGCGAGAAACCATCGACCTCATCACCCCCGTGGCCCGAAGGGACGCTGCGGGTTTTACCGCTAGCGCCGAGCCGGTGGTCGCCTCGGTGCGCGCCTACCGCCAGATGAGGCACGCCAGCTCAGCGTGGGTTAACCGTGCGGCTTACACGCGGGCCACCGTCTTGTTCCGCATCCGCACCATCCCCGGGCTCACCGTCTCGGAGGTCATGCACATCGCCGCTGCCGATGGCCGCTACGTCATCGACACCGTCGAGCCCATCGGCGGCTACATCGAGATCCTTGCCCACCGTCTGCAACCGGAAGGAGCCCATCATGGCGCGCGTCCAGATCCGACTCCCCAATAAGTACATAGACGCACTCGAGGCCACCTCACGCCTGCTGGACACTGCAGCCGACGAAGTTCTGACAGCTGGCGCGAACGTGGTCGAACCACGCATGCGAGCCAACCTCGCCGCCGCGATCGGGCAGGCGACCACCACGCCGTCGCGCTCAACCGGCCAGCTCCTCGGGGCCCTGGGTGTCACGAGCGTGAAGGTCAACTCACGAGGCGATCACAACGTCAAGGTCGGTTTCGCCGAGAACCGCCGCGATGGCAGGTCGAACGCGCTCATCGCCAACGTGCTTGAGCACGGCAGGAGCAACCAGCCCGCACGCCCGTTCCTGGCACCGACACGCTCCCAGACCAGACGGGGCGCGATGGAGGCGATGAAAACCGTGCTTAAAGCCAAGCTCGACGGGATCACACCATGACCATCCCGCTTTTGGAAACCCTCACCACGGTCGCTGACCGGCTTGATCTGCCGATCGCGGTGAGCCTGTTTAGCGCCTCGCCCGCACCGGATACCTATCTGGTGGCCACCCCGATCGGCGACACGCTGGAGGTGTTCGCCGACAACACCCCGAGCGTCGAAGTCGAAGAAGTCCGCCTCGGCCTGTTCACAACTGGCAACTACCTGACCTGGCGAGACACGCTCACCCACGCGCTCGTCGACGCGGGGCTGGTGGTGACCGCCAGACGCTACATCGGCTTCGAGGACGATACGGGCTACCACCACTACAGCTTCGATATCAGCTGCCACCACCCGTTTTAACGAAAGGACGAATCACCCATGGCCACGATTGGTCTTGACAAGCTCTACTACGCCACGATCACCGAAAACCCCACCACCGGCGAGGAAACCTACGCCAGCCCGAAGCCACTGGCCAAAGCGATCTCAGCGGAACTCTCCGTCGAGGTCGCCGAGGCGATCTTGTATGCCGACGATGGGCCCAGCGAGATCGTCAAGGAATTCAAATCCGGCACGCTCACCCTCGGCGTGGACGACCTAGGAGCAGAAGCCGCAGCGGCACTGACCGGTGCCACCCTGGATGCCAACGGGGTGCTCATCTCGTCCTCGGAAGACGGCGGCACACCGGTAGCGATCGGGTTCCGTGCCGCCCGCTCCAACGGCACCTTCCAGTACTTCTGGCTCTACCGCGTCAAGTTCGCCCTGCCAAGCACCACGCTTGCCACCAAGGCCGACTCGATCACGTTCTCCACCCCGAGCATCGAGGGCACGATCCTGCGCCGCAACAAGCCAGACGCGAAGGGCCGCCACCCGTGGAAAGCCGAAGCCACCGAAGGCGACCCCAAGGTCAAGGCCGAGATCATCACCGGCTGGTACCAGTCCGTCTACGAGCCCGCCGCCACCAGCCCCGGCAAGTAAAGGAGCCCGCTCATGACAAACACATCCTCGATTGATGCTGCCGGGCGCAGTGCGACCGTGACGATTGGTGGGAGCGAGTACGAGCTGGTGCTCACCACCAAGGCCACCCGGCTGATCGCCGAGCGCTACGGCGGGCTGGACAAGCTCGGAGCCGCGTTGGAGACCTCCGAGGACCTCGGCCAGACACTGACCGAGGTGATCTGGCTGATCACGCTACTGGCCAACCAGTCAGTGCAGATCCACAACCTCATCCACCGCGACAACCCGCGCCCGCAGTTGACGGAGGACGAGGTGGAGCTGCTGACGGTTCCTGCCGATATCGCCGACTACCGGGGTGCGATCGCTGAGGCACTGCAGCGAGGCACCCGCCGCGACATCCTCACCGAGCCAGCCCCAAAAGTGAGCCCGGCAGCGGACGGATAGTCGAATCCGACCGGGCAGTGTTCACCCGCCTGACCTACATCGGTTTAGCCCACCTCGGCCTGAGACAAGACGAGGTGGGCCTGATGGTCTTTGGTGAGCTCCTTGACCTGGTGGACTGCTGGCGGATCGAGACAGGACGAGCGAAACCAGCACGGGTGTGGTTCATCGACGACATCATCCCGCCCGGGATCTAACCCCACTGACAGGCAGGTGAATCCTCATGGCTGACTCATCGTTTGGTCTCAAGATCGGTCTGGAAGGTGAACGCGAGTTCAAGCGGGCCATCACCGACATCAACCGTGAGATGCGGGTGCTGGGCTCGGAGATGAAACTGGTGGCCTCCCAGTTCGACAAGAACGACAAGTCCACCCAGGCGCTGGCCTCCCGCAACCAGGTGCTGACCAAAGAGATCGAGACCCAAAAGGCCAAGATCGAAACACTCAAGGCCGCGCTGGAGAACTCGGCCGCGTCGTTCGGGGAGAACGATTCGCGCACGAAAAACTGGCAGATCCAGCTCAACAACGCCGGTGCCGAGCTCAACGAGCTGGAAAAAGAGCTCAAGGCCAACAATGATGCGCTCGGCGAGTTCGGTGACGAGGCCGACGGTGCAGGCGATGATGCGAAAGACGCTGCCAAGGATGCCGGGCATTTGGAGGACGCGGTCGATGATCTCGGCGACGAGATGGACGACACCGGGGATAAGACCCGGATCTTCGGGGACGTGCTCAAAGCGAACCTGGCCGCCGAGGCGATCGTCGCTGGTGTCAAGGGCATCGGCAAGGCGATCACGAGTATCGGCCGGGGTATGGCCGATGCGTTGAAGGACGGGGTGGAGTACAACGCCCGCATGGAGCAGTACACCACCAGCTTCACCACGATGCTCGGCGATCAGGCAAAAGCCCAACAGCTGGTCAACGACCTGAAAACCCAGGCCGCGAAGACCCCGTTCGGCATGGAGGATTTGGCGAAGAACACCCAAACCCTGATGGCGTTCGGTATCAGCGCCGACGAAGCTACCCGCAGACTAGGCCAGCTCGGTGATATCTCCCAAGGTGACGCGCAGAAGATGGAGTCACTGACGTTGGCGTTCGCCCAGATGTCCTCGACAGGCAAGCTGACTGGCCAGGACCTCAACCAGATGATCAACGCCGGGTTCAACCCGCTGGAGGAGATCTCCCGCAAGACGGGCAAGTCCATCGGCGAGCTGAAAGAGGAGATGGCCAAGGGCGCGATCAGCGCGGACATGGTCGCTGACGCGTTCGCTTCGGCAACCGAGGAAGGCGGCCGTTTCCACGGGGCGATGGAAGCCCAGTCGAAAACCTTCACCGGACAGCTCTCTACCATGCGCGACGGCATCGACAACCTCAAGGGCCTGCTCGCCCAAGGTTTGACCGACGCGCTGGCTGGCACGGTCATGCCGATGGTCAACGGGTGGATCGATGAGCTCACGGCAGCCTTCGAGCAGGGCGGAGCCCCGGCATTGATCGACAAGCTCGGCGAGATCCTGCAAGAAGCACTCGCGTTCATCGCCGAGCAGCTGCCGATGGTCGTCGAGACCGGCATGTCGATCCTGACCGCCCTGCTGGAAGGCATCATCGAGGTGTTGCCGTCGGTGGCCGAGACAGCGGTGATGCTCATCGTCGCACTAGTCGAGGCGATCATCGAGGCGCTGCCGTCACTGTTGGAAGCAGCCCTGCAGATCATCGCCACCTTGGTCACCGGTATCGGTGAGGCACTCCCGGAGCTCATCCCGGCGGCCGTGGAGATGATTGTCGCCCTGGTCCAAGGGCTGGTCGATGCGCTGCCAATGATCCTGGATGCCGCGTTGCAGCTCATTTTGGGGCTCGCCCAGGGCCTGCTGGAGGCGATCCCGGTGCTCATTGAGGCGCTGCCGCAGATCATCACCTCGATCGTGGAGTTCCTCATCGGGGCGATCCCGCAGATCATCGAGACCGGTATCGCGTTGTTGACCTCCTTGGTCGACGCGCTCCCGGAGATCATCACCGCGATCGTGACGGTGCTGCCACAAATCATCACCGGCATCATCACCACGCTGCTGTCGGCCCTGCCGCAGCTGATTGAGGCTGGCGTCAAACTACTCACCGCCTTGATTGGGGCGCTGCCGCAGATCATCAGCACGATCGTGGCCGCGCTGCCGCAGATTATCGCAGCGATCGTCTCGGCGATCGGTGGGGCGATCCCGCAACTGGTCATGGCGGGTGTCGAGCTGTTGACCGCGTTGATTACGAACCTGCCGCAGATCATCTCGACCATCGTGGCGGCGATCCCTCAGATCATCACCGGGATCGTGGGCGCGGTCGGTCAAGGGGTCGGCCAGATGGCCTCTGCTGGCGCGGACCTCGTGCGGGGCTTGTGGAACGGCATCCAGTCGCTGGCAGGCTGGCTCTGGGACAGGGTTACAAGCTGGTGTTCTGACATCTGGGACAGCATCACCGGCTTCTTCGGCATCAACTCCCCATCAAAGGAAATGGCGTGGGTCGGTGACATGCTCACCCGAGGCCTGGCCGGAGGTATCGAAGACACCGGAAACCGCGCAGTCGCAGCCGCCGAGGACGTCGCCGCAGACACCCTTAAGGCCATGAGCGAGCTCACCAGCGGTATCGACGTGCCCATCACCACCAGCCTGGACCCAGTCGATCTGACCCCAACCCACCTGCAACCACCGCTTGCAACCACCAGCCACAGCGCTGTCGGCCAGGAGGCAGGGCGCGCAGGAGAGGTGGCGGGCATCGTCGACCAGACCGCCCGGGCACTGCTGGAGGCCATGGACATCAAGGTCGTGCTCAACGACGGCACGCTGGTCGGCAAACTCGCCCCCGGCATCAACCGCCAGCTGGCACGTATCAACTCCCACCACACGGTGCTCGCCACAGGAGGAGGCGTTTGATGCACGGTTTCACACTCGACAAGACAGTGCCCTCAACGTCGCTGGGCCTGAGGCTCACCGCCCCGGTCGACCTACCGGTGGCCGAGCGGGTCACAGACGATATTGAGGTGGCAGGCAGGTCCGGGACGCTGACCCGCCTCGGCGGCTGGCACGACACGTCGATCACGTTGCCGCTGGCGATCACAGGCGGCCTGGCGGCCTACCACAAGGCCGCGCTGGCGCTGGGGCGGGCGGCAACCATTCACCTGTCCCACCAGCCCGGGACCTTCCACAAGATCAAACACGCCTCCATCAGCCCACTGCGCACGGACATGTCCTCGTGGGGATTCTTCGAGGCACACCTTGTATGCGAGCCGTTTAGCTACCTCGACTCGGGGCTGACCGCCCACACGCTCACCGCCTCCGGGCAGATCACCAACCCGGGTCTAGTGGATGCAGCCCCGATCATCACGATCAAGGGCACCGGGGCGTTGACGCTGACGATCAACGGGGCTACACACCGCGTCCAGTCACCTGCAGGGCAGATCACCCTGGACTCGGCCCGGCTTGTCGCGCACGTCGCGGGCCGGGTGCAAACCGACGCGGTCACTGGCACGTTCCCGATCCTTACTCCAGGGGTCAACCGGGTCACTTTGGGTAGTGGCATCTCCAAAGTCGAGATCACCGGGAACTGGCGAAACCCCTAACCCGGCCCATCTCTTTGCTCCCAGTGCGCCCGTAGCCGTTTCTTTGGCTGCGGGTGCACGTCTGTGAAAGGAACACCACCGATGCTCACCGTGCATGCCCCGACTGCCACCACGTTCACCGCCACCGGCGAGGGTGTCCTCGACCCTGAACTGATCGACGCCCGGGTCGTTGAGGAACTCGGCGGAGCCTACCAGCTGACCGTCACCTATCCAGCCGATGGGCCGCTGGCCTCAAAGCTGGTAGTCGAGGCGATCATCGCAGCCCCTGTTCCCGGCACCACCATCCGGCAAGGGTTTCGTATCCACGAGGTCACCACGAGCCTGGACGGGCTGTTGGAGGTCACCGCCTTCCATCTGTTCTACGACCTGGCAGGCAACTTCATCGCCGACACCTTCGTGGTCAACAAGACCCCCAAGGCGGCCCTCGACCAGCTCCTTAGGTCTGCGACCACGCCGCACCGGTTCACCGCGACCAGCTCCGATACGGCCACCAGGGCGTCTGCGCGTGTGGTGCGGATGAATCTCGCCGCCGCGATCATGGACCAGGGGTCGGATAACACGTTCGCCTCCCGGTGGGCCGGAGAGCTCACGCGCGATAACTGGCACATCCACCACGCCGTACGACGTGGCGCCGACCACGGGGTGGTAATCCGCGATCGCAAGAACCTCACCGGCTACACCTCGACCATCGATCTGACGAGCGTGGTCACCCGGATCGTGCCGGTCGGATTTGACGGGATCACCCTGCCCGAGCTCTACGTCGACTCACCACACCTGAATGCCTACGCGATCCCGCATATCAAGGTGATGCGCTACCCGGACATCAAAGCGATCGCCGACGCCGACAACCCCCGCGAGGACGAAGTACCCCTGCCGCAGGCACACGCCCTTCTGCGTCAAGCCGCCAAGGCCGAGTTCACCACCAACCACATCGATACCCCTGCCGCGAGCTACACCGTTTCCTTCGTTGACCTCGCCTCGACGACCGAGTACGCCGACCTCGCCGAGCTGGAGACCGTCCTGCTGGGAGACACGGTGACGGTGCAGCACGCCGACCTGGGCGTGTCCCTGTCCGCGCGGGTCGTCGGCTACGAGTACGACCCGCTCCGACAGACATATATTTCGGTGGAGTTGGGGTCGGTGGCAGGGAAGTTCACCTCGATCACCCGCCAGATCACCACCGCGCAGACGGCAGCCCAGATGGCCGCTGATCTCGCTGGCGTGGCGCTGGCATCAGCGGACGGGAAATCCACCAACCATTACGGCCCGAAACAGCCCGCTGCCGCCCGCCTGGGGGATACGTGGTTTAGGGACAATGGCGAGAGCATCGAGATCTGGATCTACCAGGTCACCGACACCGGCAAGCCCGGATGGGTCGCCCTTGCCACCGATCTCAACCATGCCCAGGTCAGCGCTGAGCTTGCCGAGGCCCGCGCCGAGGTCGAGGCTGCGAAAACCGCTGCTGACGATGCCCAAGCCGCCGCTGCCGCTGTCGGTGCTCGCCTCACCGAAGCCGAAGCCGAGATCGGCCAGGCACGCGAGGCGGCCAGCCAGGCCGAAGCCACAGCACGGCAGGCTGAGGCGGTAGCCGGTGAGGCTGGCGTGAAGGTTGCCGGGCTTGAGAGTTCAGTCTCCCAAGCCCGACACCGTGCCGATACGGCCTACGAGACGGCACGGCAGGTTCAAACCAGCAGCGAGGCCCGGTTCACTGAGCTGACGAACGCGGATAACAGCCTCGCCTCGTCACTTTCAATGATGGCCAGCGACCTGAACCTGCGCGTGCGCTCAGGCGAGATCATCTCCCAGATCAACATCTCACCCGAAACCATCTTGATCGCCGGTGAGCGCATACACATCACCGGGCAAACCAGCATCGATAACGCCACGATCACCACCGCAATGATCGCCAACGCGGCGATCACCGACGCGAAGATCGCCAACCTGTCGGCAGCCAAGATCACTACCGGCACCCTGTCTGCGGGGAGGATCGCGGCCGGGTCGATCACCAGTGACAAGCTCACGATCGCTGATGGGTTCATTAGGACGGCGATGATCGCTAACGCGGCGATCACGGACGCGAAAATCGGCTCATTGTCAGCGTCGAAGATCACCACCGGCACCCTGTCTGCGGGGAGGATCGCGGCCGGATCGATCACCAGCGACAAACTCACCATCGCTAACGGCTTCATCAAAACCGCGATGATTGCTGAGGCCGCAATCACCTCCGCAAAGATCGCGGCGTTGGATGCCGGGAAAATCACCACCGGGACCTTGAACGCTGCCCGGATTCGCGCCAAGTCGATCACTGCTGACAAGCTCGCGACTAACGCGATCCAAGTAGGACTGGCGGGCTGGACGAGTTCGATCCGGATTACGCCAACACAAATCTCGTGGTACTCCGGATCCTCGTTGGAGGGGACGATCACGTCGTCCGGTCTGCGGTTTTGGTACGGGACGCGTTACATCGGTGAAATGGCCCGCCGGGCGAAAAAGGATGCCACCGATATCCAAGGCATCGTCAACCAGTTGGCCTACCGGGGGGACTACGTCGCTTGGACGTATCAGACGACCTCCACCGGCGACTATTTCACGTGTCTGACGTTGGATCCGAAGGGCAAGTTCTATGGGCGGGCAGGGATCCACCTGGGCGCTGACCTGCGGATCAACGGGAACAAGGTCTACACCTCTGACACCCGCTACGTCATGTTTCAAGACGTAGCCTTCAGCGGGAAAGGCACCTACGCCACTTTGTCGGGTTCCAGCGGGCTGGCACGGATCGGCTTCCACACCTACGACCTGCTTATCACCACGAACGGCACGTTCTACAACATGTCGCGGGCCTTCGACCGGCTCAAAGACGTGATGACAAGGGTCAACGAAATCATCCGCCGCCTGAACTACGGCTGGATCGTCTCCATCTCCGGCTCCGGGTCGAACATCACCTGGACCAACTACAACAACACCGGCTTGTCGGCCATGTCCACCACCCTCGTCTAGAAAGAACCTTCACGCATGCGTGTACTGATCGCTAACCGTCACCTCGGACCCATCCACGATCTTCTCGAAACGATGTCTCTCAAGCCTGCTCAATCGCGGGCGCGCTCCAAACTGCTCGAGTTGGTCAAGAACGCGCAGTTGCGGTTCGGCCAGGACGAATATGACCTCGTCACCACCCACGCCATCCTCGACGAGGAAGGCAAGCCCGTCATCAGCGAAGACGGCACCTTTCAACTCGCCGGTGGCACCGACCTCGCCGAATTCCTGACACTGCGCGAGCAGCTGTTGGACTCAGTGGCTGAGGTGGATGGCCCCACTTACGCCACCCACCTCACCGATATCGCACAGCTGCTAGCCGACTACGACGAGCCCTTAGCCGGTGAGCAGGCGGAGGCATACAACGTTCTGTTCGACGCTGTAGAAGCAGCCCAACATGACGCAGTGAGGACGGCGGAGGTCGATGACACCGATGAGTGAGAAAACCTCAGCCGAAGCAGTTGATGGTGAGGAAGTGGTGATTCACCCGATCGAACCAGCCCAGCCCGACCCGGTGCCTGTCCCACCAGGCGAAAACAGCCCCGAACACGTCGAGGAAGTCGGTCCGTCGACCGGCAGCCTCGACCTAACCGACACAGTCTTGGACGTCCTCACTAGCCCCAACCTGTAAACCACATCTGGCTTACCCCGAAAGCCCGTACCCCGACCACCTGGGTACGGGCCTTTGTCGTGTGCCCACAAACGGGAAGGAACCCACTTTCTATGTCGCTCAAAGCTATCTGGGCCACGATCCAAACCGGCCTGGCCGGGGTCGGGGCCGTCATCGGCGCGTTCCTCGGAGGCCTCGACGGCCTGGTATACGCGCTCATCGCCTTCGTCGTATTCGACTACATCACCGGCGTGCTCGCCGCGATCGCCGAACGCCGCGTCTCCTCATCCATCGGTTTTCGAGGGATCAGCCGCAAAGTCGTGATCTTCACCCTGATCGGGCTTGCCCACCTGCTCGACGTGCACGTCATCGGAACACCCGGGGCGCTACGCACCGCCACCGTCGTGTTCTACCTGTCCAACGAAGGCATCTCCCTGATCGAAAACGCCACCCGGCTCGGGCTGCCCGTACCCGATCAGATGCGCCGCGCCCTAGACCTGGTCACCCGTGACGTGACAGGCAAACCCGACCTCGAACACCACCCCAACCAAACCACCCCAGCAGAAAAGGAGAACCTCTGATGAAGAACTGGGCCACCCTCGAAGCCGACGAAAACCGGCTGATGAACAAGCACTACAGCGCCGGACGAAGCGGCCGAAAGATCAACAAGGTCATCATCCACCACAACGCAGGCAACCTCACCATCAAGTCCATCTGGGACGTGTGGCAGACCCGCCAAGCATCCGCCCACTACCAGGTCGACTCCAACGGCCGGATCGGCCAGCTCGTCTGGGATCGCGACACCGCCTGGCATGCAGGCAACTGGGAAGCCAACACCACCTCCATCGGTATCGAACACGCCGACATCTCCTCCAAGCCCTGGCGCATCTCCGAGGCCTGCCTCGACAACGGTGCCCACCTCGTCGCGGCCATCTGCCACTACTACAAGCTCGGACGCCCCGTGTGGGGTAAGAACGTGTTCGGCCACAAGCATTTCTCTGCCACCGAATGCCCGGCCTCGCTGGCAGGAAGCCAGCATGCGGCCTACATGGCACGCGCCCAGTACTGGTACGACCGCATGAGCGGCACCAAGCCCGCCCCGACACCACCGGCAAAGCCAACACCGCCCGCACCCAAGCCCTCCGCCAACATCGACGCCCTCGCCGACGGGGTCATCCGAGGCGAGTACGGCAACGGCGAGGAACGCAAGCGCCGACTGGGAGCTAACTACGCGGCCGTGCAGAAGCGCGTCAACGAGAAGCTCGCCGGAGGAAGCCCCGCCAAGCCCTCCGTCAACATCGATGCCCTGGCTGATGCGGTGATCCGTGGAGACTATGGCAACGGTGAGGAACGCAAGCGCCGCCTCGGAGCCAACTACGCCGCTGTGCAGAAGCGCGTCAACGAGAAGCTCGGCATCGGCTAACCCACACGAGAACACTCTCTGGCCCCGTCATCACCTTCATCGAGGTGGTGGCGGGGCCTTTTCTGCGTTTGCGGAGCTGGTGTTTACCGCGTGTCTTCGAACGGGTCGATGACGGACTGCACTCCACAGTTCGGGCAGTTGAACGCGATTCGGATTGCTTCGCCTTCGTCTGGAACAAACGGGTCAGGGACACAATCGGAGCCGCATTCTGAACAGGTTCGGTACGACTTGTCGTCGAGAAACACCGGAAGTTCACCATCGTCGTCAGTCATCTTCACTCACCCCTTGCTCTGTTGCGGTTCACAAGTCGACCGCTCCACATTGTGAATTGAGCAAAGAATAACCGCCTTTTCCGAATAGGGGCGCGAACCCAGCCACGGGCGCGAACGCGGCCGGGAGGCTTTGCTTTCTGCTGTCCGGTTTCGTCTGGTGTGACCGGCGTATGGGCGACCACCTTTCGCCTCGTTCCCAGGAGGGCCTGCTCATGGCTCTGAACCAGACTGATCGCCATCACATCCAGATGATGCGCGCTGCAGGAGTTGCCTACTCTCGTATCGCCGCGCACCTGGATCTCAACGCCAACAGCGTCAAGACCTATTGTCTGCGACACGGCATCACCGTCGACCCTGCTGTTGAGCAGGTCACGGACCCAGTTGGAGTGTGGTGCTTGCACTGCTGCAAGCCAATCGAGCTCCGGCAAGGGTCGAAGTTCTGCACCACCGCGTGTCGACGAGCCTGGTGGGCCACCCACCGCAGGGTGGTCACCGAAGAACTGGTCTGCGCGAACTGCCACCGACAGGTCACTGTGGCTCGCACTGGCCAGGTGAAACGCAAGTACTGCTGCCACCCGTGCTACATCCAGCACCGTTTCAACACCCGTGGCGGCAAACGATGAACATGGCAGCCGAGCTGACGGCTCATCACCAACTCACGCAGGTCAAGCAGCTTCTCGAACGCGGCATCCTCACCCCACGCGAAGCCATCACCGTGTGCCAGCGTCTCGACGCCCCAGATGCGCCCTTGGCCGCCCTACAAAGAGCCAGTTTCGTTGACTATCTCGAGGGTTTGAGTGATGTATGGATACAACCTGAAACCCTGTCTGACTAGGAGAAATACCTTGAAGAGAATGGAGCAAATCACCCCGCCACCGATCAGTGCTTCTCCGCTTGTGAAAGTGGCAGCGTATGCCCGCATCAGCATGGAAACCGAACGCACACCGCTGAGTTTGTCCACCCAAGTTTCCTACTACCAGCAACTCATTCACGACACTCCTGGCTGGACGTTCGCCGGAGTGTTCGCCGATTCTGGAATCTCTGGAACCACCACGCATCGACCCCAGTTCCAAGAAATGCTGGTCCTCGCCCGGAAAGGGGCAATCGACCTGATCCTCACCAAGTCGATCTCGCGATTCGCTCGCAACACCGTCGACCTGCTCGAAACCGTTCGCGAGCTGAAAGACCTCGGGGTGGAGGTGCGATTCGAAAAAGAGAACATCTCCTCAACCAGCGCTGACGGAGAACTCATGCTCACCCTGCTGGCGTCTTTCGCGCAGGCAGAATCAGAGCAAATCAGCCAAAACATCAAGTGGCGCATTTGGAAAGGCTTCGAAGAAGGCAAAGCGAACGGCTTCCACTTGTACGGTTACACCGACTCCGCTGACGGCACCGACGTGCAGATCATCGAAGAAGAAGCAGCCGTGGTGCGCTGGATCTTCGCCCAGTACATGAAGAAGACCTCGTGCGAAAAGATGGCCGCGCAGCTCATCGCCGAAGGCAGGGTTCCGCACCTGGCTGACAACAAAATGCCCGGCGAATGGGTCCGTCACATCCTGAAGAACCCGCACTACACCGGCGACCTCCTGTTGGGCCGTTGGTCCACTCCGGAAGGCAGGCCTGGACGAGCAGTACGCAACACCGGCCAGTTGCCGCAATACCTGGTGGAAAACGCGATCCCCGCGATCATCGACCGCGACACCTTCACCGCTGTACAAACCGAGATCACACGCCGCCGTGAACTCGGGGCCCGGGCGAACTGGTCCATAGAAACTGTGGCGTTGACGTCGAAGATCAAATGCGTGTCCTGCAACTGCTCGTTCGTGCGCAACGTACGCAATCCAAAAACCCAAAACTCGATCTCCACCGAGCACTGGATCTGCACCGAACGCAAGAAAGGCCGCAAAACCGGATGCGGCACCTGCGAGATCTCTGACACGGCACTCAAAGGCTTCATCGCGCGAGTCCTGGGTATCGATACCTTCGACCAAGAGGTGTTCAACGAGCGTATCGACCACATCGAAGTGCAGGGAAAAGACCATTACACGTTTCATTACACCGATGGCACCAGCAGCTCGCACACGTGGCGACCAAACCTGAAGAAGAGCTCGTGGACCCCAGCAAGAAAAGCCGCCTGGGGTGAACTCTTGCGTGCCCGCTGGGCAGAAGCCAAAAGGCTCGGGTTGAACAACCCACGGCAAGCACCAACACCACCAGAAGCATTGGCGAAGTACCGGGCCGTGGCCAAGGCAGAGGCTGAGCGCCTGCGCGCCGAGCGAGGCGAACGCTAAATGGCCCGCACCGTCACAGCAATCCCCGCCACCCGAGCGCTCCACACTGGTGCTCCACTTGGACAGACAACCCTGCGCAGGGTCGCCGGGTATGCCCGCGTGTCCACCGACCACGACGATCAGGTGACGTCCTACGAAGCCCAGGTCGACTACTACACCCGCTACATTAGCGATCACGCGGGCTGGCAGTTCGTGAAGGTCTATACCGATGAAGGCATCACAGGCACCTCAACCAAACACCGCGCTGGATTCCAGCAGATGGTCACCGACGCGCTCGACGGCAAGATCGACCTGATCATCACCAAGAGTGTGTCCCGGTTCGCCCGCAACACCGTCGACTCGCTCACCACCGTTCGAGCCCTCAAAGACAAAGGCGTGGAGGTCTTCTTCGAGAAAGAAGGCATCTGGACCTTCGACGCCAAAGGCGAGCTCCTCATCACCATCATGAGCTCGCTGGCGCAAGAAGAAGCCCGCTCCATCTCCGAAAACGTCACCTGGGGGCACCGCAAACGCTTCGCCGACGGCAAGGTCACCGTCCCATATTCTCGGTTCCTCGGATACGACAAAGGCGAAGACGGCAGCCTCGTCATCAACCCCGAGCAAGCCAAACTCGTGCGCCGGATCTACAACATGTACTTAGGTGGCATGTCCATCGGAACGATCGCCCGCACCCTCACCGACGAACCAGAGACCTTCACCGCCGCAGGCAACAAGACCTGGTATTACCGATCCATACGAGCGATTCTCACCAACGAGAAATACAAGGGTGACGCTCTCCTGCAGAAGTCGTACGTCGCTGACTACCTGACGAAACGTCAAGTCATCAACCAAGGCGAAGTACCCCAGTACTACGTCACCGCCAGCCATGAGGCGATCATCAGCCCGGCAGTGTGGGACTTCGTCCAAGCCGAAATAGCTAAAGGGGCTAGAGATCAGCGAACCCAGCATCGCACCCGGCCCTTCTCATCGACCTTGGAGTGCAGCCAGTGCGGGCACTTCTTCGGCTCGAAAACCTGGCACGCGGGCAGTAAGTACGAAAAGGTCATCTGGCGGTGCGGCCACAAATACGCAGGCCAGGAAAAATGCGCCACCGGGCACATCAGCGATCAACGACTCAAGGACATGTTCCTTAAGGCCATTCGCCTTCGATTCGGCTCACCGACCGACACAGGTGTCAACCAAGCCGTTCTCGACGCCCTCGACACGAGTGACCTGGAGGTTGAGGCCGCCGGGCTTCTCGCTCAGATCAACGAGGTGGCCAAAAAGCTCCAATCGATGATCGCCCACAACGCACGAGTCGCTCAAGACCAGCAAACCTACGAGAAGGCGTTCAACGCTAGCCACGAACAGCACCAGGCGCTGTTAGCTGAGCACACTGCCGTGGTCGCCGAGATCCAGAACAAAAACAACCGACTAGCCGCCTACCACTACTACAGGCAAGAGACCGCCAACCTTGAACTTGACCAGTTGGTCTTCAGCCCATACCTCTGCGTCGCTTTGCTCGAAAAAGGCACCGTCGACGTCGACGGCAACGTCACCTTTCAATTCCGCGACGGCAGCACCCAAGTAGTCGCAATCAAGCCGTAACTTGGGAAGGTGTCAGGGTGTGACTAGAGTTGCCATTCCTTCTTCAAAATTTCAAGAAGTTCTTTCTGACGTCGCTCGATAACACTCGGAGTCCACACCGGTTCTCCAAGTACCTGCGTGGTGAGTGCGAACACCGCCACGCCTTTCCCCGACTTGAAGTACCTCTCCTTCTTAACGTCGAAGTCGTAATTACCGGCGCTGGAGTTTTTCCGGCGGTTGAGCAGCAATAGGTTCCCAAGACGATGCGTCCACGTCGCTGCCTCTTCCTCCGTGAAGTTCGAGGCCCACTGGCTATCGGGATCGATGGTTTGGGGCAGAACATGCTCGACCGAGATGATCTTGTGATCGTAGGAAGCTCCTGGGTCATCAGCCAACACGGAGTCCAGCCGTAGCAACACATACTTGTGAACACGCGTAGCCAAGTAGATGTCACCGTCGAGGCGTTCCAACGTCTCTGCCCGTTCAATTTCGGTGAGTTCGAAGCTATGCGAATCCAGGCCATGTCCATCAGCGAGTTGTTTGAGTAGCTCCATGTAACGCTGCTGTCGTGGCGTCGCGTAGACCCGGCGGACAAGCATGCTGGCAGCGAGGCGTTCGAGCTTGCTGAAGAACGCGACTAGGAATTCGGGGTCTTCGCCGTGTTCGGTGATCGCCCACAAAGCCGGGGGACGCCAGTCATCATTGTCGAGTTGAGCTAAACGCTTTAGCCAGTTGTTGATCTGCTCCCAAAGTGGGACATCTCCTTGGAAGTCTTGAGCATTCAGACGAATGTTTGCTTTGGCATACGGCTCGAGAACTTCCTTCATGAAACCGATTCCGTTGTCAGGCAGATAGACGTTGAGAACCTGCTGAGGGAATTCCTGCAACAAACTCTTGACACTTCGGGTGCGTGCTTTAATCGCACGAATATAAAGGAACAGATCTCCGAACTCATCACGGCCCAAATCTTCCTCAAGACGTTCCCACCGGTCAGCGTAATGCTGCTTCTGTTCTTCAGGGATCGCACCGATGATCTGGGACTTGAAAATATCCTGGGGAGACAAAGGCAGTCCCCGAGCGTTCATCACCGAGAAGATACGATACGCACTGTTCAAGTCAGGGGTTGCGACGATGACCAAGAATGCTCGTCGTGCGATGAGGCGAAACAGATCTTTGCGCAGGTCGGAAGTAAGGCTCTGCAACTCCTCGTAGAGTGCCTTGGCGTTGTCGCGCAGACCGCGCTGGGCGTCCGTCTCCGGGATGTTGTCGCTCAGCCCGACCAACCCGAGAGTGCCGCCCTGCTGTTGGACGTTCTCTAAGAAGAACTGGTTGTCGCGTGGACGTAGCGCCAAACGGGGGCGAGCGGCCTTGTCCTCCCAGCCAACCGCCGGTTCCTCAATGAGCTTGTGGATGTCTCTACGCAATTCGTCATCGGTAGCCAGGTCGCGTAAAAGCGAAAGCAAAAGGGTGAGGGTAGTCAGTCGTTGCTGCCCATCGATGACCTCAGCGCGGGGGTTGCTTGGGTCTTTGACCAAGACGACGGAACCGAGGAAATAAGGCTCGTCAGTGTCACGTTCCAGCGCGCCAAGCAAGTCGGAAAGGAGATGCAGGGTTTCCTCGACGCCCCAGGCATAAGGGCGTTGGTATTCAGGGATGACAAACTCGTAGTCTCCATCATTAAGTAGCCTGCCGACGCTTATTTCCTTTGCATCGAGCTGCCTATTTTCGCCAGTCAT